TGGAGCGATTACTGGGAGCGCCTGTTCAAAGACTGGTCGGATGGGAATCCGGTAGAACTTCAGCGGTTCAGGGCGCAGCTAGCTAATTTCACGAGCGTGGTGCGCGCCGACGCCGCCCGGCAGGAGCGCCGGAGGACGCTGATCCAGGCGCACGATATACGGAAGCGCATGGGCGACTTCCTGTTCGAGAACTGGCTCAACGAGAGAATCCGGGAGGCGGGCGGTGAGTAGGCCAATCATCGTCTGCCTCTGCGGCTCGACGCGATTCTACGAGGTGTTCCAGAGCGCCAACTACCAGGAGACAATGGCCGGCAGGATTGTCCTTTCGGTGGGGTTATACCGACCATCGCCAGAATCGGAGGCGGAGCGGGTGCGGTACGAGCATCACGGCGAGAACATCGGTTGCACGCCGGAGCAGAAGGTCGCGCTCGACGAACTGCACAAGCGGAAGATCGACCTCGCCGACGAGGTGCTGATCCTGAACGTCGGTGGCTATATCGGTGAGAGCACGCGCAGCGAGTTGGGGTATGCGCGGGCGCACGGCAAGCGCGTGAGGTTCCTAGAGCCGGAGTCAGGGGGCGGCGATGAGTGAGCAGACGTTCACGTTCGAGGAGGCGCTTAACACCGTTGGTACAGGAATTGGCTTACAGAACGCTATCGATCTAGTTCGTGCCGCCCACTCCCGCGCCCTGGCTGCGGCGACCGAGGAGATGAGGCGCGAGCGCGATGAGGCGAGGGCGCTCAATCCGACTGGCGCAAAAGTGTCGCTGGTGCCCTGTAAGAAGTGTGGCGCCGGCCCGATTGTCGGCTGCTATGGCTGCAAGCTGAAGAAGGCCGAGGCCGAGTGCGCGAGGCTGCGGGAGGCGCTGGACTATCACCACCAATATAGCATGACGAAGGCGGAAGAGTGCGAGGCGCACGAGTGTCAGGCCATCGTGCAGGCACGAGATGCCGCCCTCAAGGAGCCGAGCCGTGATTGACCGGGAGGAAGTGGAGCGTAGGATGCGGGCGTTCATCGGACCCACGCCTGCTTTCGGCGACATTACGGCATCGGACATGAATTGGATCGTTGACCGTGCGGTAGACGTCGCGTCCAATCTCCTCCGCGAGTTTGGGCATGTGGCGGGGTGCGGCTGCGCGTTGAATGAGAAACTCCTATCGGGAAAGGCAACCGACCCCCGCTGCTTCCAACAGTCGCCCGCGAAGGAGACGACGAGCAGCACAGCATGGCATTGCGCGAAGTGCAAGAAGCCGATGCAGTTCTTTGACGGAATCTGTTTCTCCTGCAGTGGAGGCAAAGACCCAGGTGACTAAGAAGCGGCTAGTCGAGGGTTGGGCTTGGATGGTAGACGGGCATTTGCAAAGTTCCATTGACGGAGCGTTCGTGGCAGGCAAGAAGAAACCGGCAGCGCGCGTTATTACCGGAGAGGAAGGCGAACAATATCGGGCCGCCGGAAAGTGGGTGCGCGTCGCGGGGTTCGTCATGGAGCGCGGTCATGCGTTGTCGCCCACGAAGGCGGGAGGGGAGGGAACTTGAGCGAGATGAATGTACTTGAGGCGATCATATTCGTCCTCGCCGTTCCAATAGCCATTAACCTCTGCGTGATCGTCTCGCTCCTGTCGAAAATCCTTGCCGCGCTGAAGGTCCGCCCATGACTTCTCTCTGGCGCAGGCTCGTGTGCTTCGTGGGGCTCGCGGCGATGGTGGGGTGCGGGCAGACGACCAATGCGACGAGGATGATGGATCCTGATCGCGTGTGCTGGTCGGAAAGGGAACTCCGCCGCGACTGCTGCTTCCCAATCAAGTGGGAGAATGGCATGCCGATCGCAATCGGCAACGCTTCTTGCACAGCATGGAGCTCCCGATGACCCGCCTCCGTCTCGCTCAGAAGTATCGCGCGGCGCTCGTTGGCCTTCTGTGGGGAGACGGCTGGGGCGGCAAACTATGCTTCAGCCCCGGCGAGTGTGGCCCGAAGTATTGGCACCGGCCAGCGTGTAGGGCTGCGCTCAAGGCGATCAATGCACGCCGAATGGAGCAGCGAGCCAGACGACGGAATGGACGCGCCAAGGTGACACCATGATCCGTCTCGCTCTCTGCGCCGTGGGGCCGTCATGAAGCGCGGAGAGGATTTCTTCATCGGTTGTGAACCACCACCATTGCGAGTCGAGCAGATTCTAGGCCGACTCAAGGAGGCTCAAATGAGCGCAATTATCAGGCTGAAAATGTCGGTCCAGAGCGTCAAGTCGGTCTCGGACAATCTCGGCAACAAGACATCGGAGGAGATCGCGCTTCTCGCCGTCTACGGCCCGGACGGCTCTGCGAACAAGCAGTGGTCGAAGTGGACGCCGACCGGCAGCCTCAATTTCACGGTCAACAACCCGGAGGCGTTCGACAAGATTCGGCCGGGCCAGTTCATCTTCGTTGACCTCTCCGTCACCGACAAGGATTCAATTTGACGCGCCTTCTCCTCTGCGCCGTGGGGCTGGTGGCGATGGTGGGGTGTGGAGACAACGCGCACATCTCATGCTGGAACGATGTCGAGAAGGAGCGCACCTGCTGTCAGCCGATGGTAGGATACGAACTATCGAGTCCGTCCGGCCCGGCGACCTGCACGAAGTGGAAGATGGAGCCATCCCGATGACCCCGACCCTCGCGGCGCGGCGATGAGCTCGACGAACCGTGGTTCCGTCAGGCGTCCCGGCGACAGCTACATGACGCGGCCCCAGGATATCGAGGCGCTGCTCCGGCACGTCAAGCCGTTCGGATCGTTCCTTGAGCCGTGCGTCGGGACTGGGAACATCATGAAGGCGGTCCTGCCATTCGTGGGGCCAACTTCTTGGGCTGAGATCACACAGGGCCGCGACTTCCTGGCCGATGATGCCTTCGTCCTATCGTGGGACTGGATCATCACGAATCCACCCTTCTCGTTAGCGCGTGAGTTCATCGAGAAGTCCCTGCGGATCTCCTGTCACGTCGCCATGCTCCTGCCGATGGGCTTCTACGCCAGCGCGGAGCGGTTCGAGTGGTGGCAGGACAAGCTGCCGACGGCGCAGTACGTCCTGCACCAGCGGCCCTGGTTCCTCGACTGGGACGGGAAGCGCGTGCTCGGGAAGAACGGCAAGCCGGGAACCGACTCGGCGACCTACGCCTGGCTGGTATGGTCGCGGTTGTACTCTGGGATTCACGTCATCTGAAAGGAGACTCAATGTCCACGATGGAAGCGGTGCGCCGCGTAGTCCTGTCGACCCTGGAACACGGCCACAGGAAGGCGACGATCTACTTGGCGCGTGACCTGACGGTGAAGGCGACTCGGCGGCACAAGCGTCGGGAGAACGAGCGGCAGGCCGAGATCCTCGTGACGATCGGGAGGCCAAACTACGAGGAAAGAAAGTTCATCGAGTCCCGCACTCAGAAATCGGCGCGGCCGTTCCCGTCGAACATCGAGGTCAAGGGGTGGAAGCGTGTGGACCGTCGCCGACCCGCGACTCGTCGGTGACGGTCCGTACTTCGGGTTCACCGATTCGCGGTACGTTCCGAGACCGAACGAAGTCGAGCGCGTGAAGTGGAAACACTGGCACCTCGGGACCGAGCGACTCGCCGTGTACGACGCGATCGCCAATCGAGCTCGCCGGTTCCGGCGCACGCCGGCGGGCTGGGACGAAACGACCGGGCACGAGTCGGGCGCCTTCGGGCGCGTGGAGTTCATCGAGTGCTTGAGGGAGGGACAGTGAGAAACCTACTGCGCTGGTTTTCGTGCGAACGCTGTCGGTTCACGCGATGCCTCAACCGCGTGTGCCTGTGCCACTGTCACGATGAGGAGCCGGAGTGACGCTCGCGCCCAAGGCGGTCTTGGCAATCGACCCGGGCTCGAGCTGCGGGTGGGCGATCGGCGACGAGAACGGAATCGCGGCCTCCGGCGTCTGGCAACTCAAGCCGCGCCCCGGCGACTCGCCCGGGATGCGCTACATCATGCTGCTCGGCCGACTCGAGGACGTCTTGCGCGCGTACCCGACACTTGACCTTGTCGTGTATGAACAGGCGCACCAGCGCGGACGCGCCGCGACCGAGTACGCGCTCGGAGTCGCGACCCACGTTCAGAGCTTCTGCGCGCGGCACCGGATCGAGCACGCGAAGGTTCACTCGGCATCGGTCAAGAAAAACGCCACCGGAATCGGTAACTGCGGCAAGGAGGCGATGGTCACGGAGGCGAAACTACGGTTCGGCCGCGAGAGCCTCACCGACGACGAGGCCGACGCGCTCTGGATCCTCGACTACGCGCGCAAGGTGATGCTCGGGTGGCGGGAATGATCGATTTCGTGCCGCCGCCACTCTCGTTCGCCGATGGGAAATTGCGCTACCACCTTCGACAGGCCATGAAGGAGATCGAACGCCGCTGTGCTATTCCCCCTGAACTCCTCAAAGAGCTCGAACAGAGCACCGCCAAGACGGAGCGCCTCTATCGGATGTTCTTTGGGCCGAGGGAACGGGAATGATCCGCCCCTGGCACCTTGTCTGCCTGGGCGCCCTCGTTGGTGCGCTCGTCGTCCTCAAGGTCGGGCCCCACGGGCCGCAGTTGCTTCGCGCCGTCGTTCTCGGGGCCGTCGGCGGCGTGCTCGGAACTATCCTTTCGATGCTGTTCAGGAGGGTCAAGCGTTGACCGAGCCGCCGAACTACCCGCCCGCGCTCCGCTGTCCCGGCTGTCCGCTCGTCTGGCCCGTGCCGGACTGGTCCGACAGCGCCGCTGCGGCCGTCTCGATCGCGGCCCTTCGCAACCACCTCGAAGCCACCGGGCACCTCGCCCGCCTCGGGCACGTCACCGTCGACCAGATCGTCGAGGCCATCAAGGCGGCGACCGTCGAACAGTAAAAGACCCCGGCCGATGCCTTGGCCGGGGTCACGGGGACGCGACGCGCGCCACGATCCAACCCTTGCAGCTACGACACGCGCCGGCCTTCTAAGGGCTCCCGCTTGGCCCCAGGTTGCCGCCCCGCTGTGGGTGATACTCTCGCACTGGCCCGGCAGGCGCGCTCCATGCCTCCAGGGGCGCAGATTGGGCCGAGGTGGGCTGCTGAGTGCTGCGGCCGGGGCGTACTCGCCGCCTGAGCCAGTGGAGCGCCACGGGCGGCCGTTTTCCGGTTCATCTCAGGCTCAGGTACAGGAGCAGGCCCAGAGCGACGAGGACCGCGCGCAGGCGTCTCACGGCTTGAGTCCCGCGAGCCGGCACCCGTACCAGGCCCCGACCAGGAACACCACGCAGAGGACGACGAACGCGACGGGCACGGCCCACGACGGCCACGGCTTGTCCGCCAGGCACCACCCGCAGCGGATGCAGTGGGTGTCGCCGCACTCGCAGTTCATCGGCTCCAGGCAGAGCGGGCAAGGCTCGCCGTGGCGCGGGGGTCTCACTCGAGCACCGCCGGAGACGGCGCGATCTCGATGCGGCCGTCGGCCCAGACGCGCAGCTCGGTCGACCGCCCCTCCCGCGCGAACGTCACGACGATGTAGGAATCCGCGGCGACGGTGACGCCTTGTCCTCCCCGGTCGGTTCGCATCCAGCCGGTGATCTTGGTCATGGGCCTCAGTCCTCGTCCGGGAGCATCACGGTAATGACCGGCTCGGCATCGTCGCCAGGCCCGCACACCGATCGGAGCGTGACCAACTCCTGATGCTCCGGCCTCGTGACCACGGACAACTGATAGGTCAACTCGGAGCCTTTCGGCGAATTGCGGATCGCGTGGCGCAGCATCCACACGATGTCCCAGAGTCGCCCCGCTTCGTTCTGGATGCCTTCGCAGCCCTCCGGGACCGCGACGTAGGATTCCCAGACGCCGCGCGTCACGACGACAGGGAACTTGATGCCGGCCTCCTTTGCCGTCGCGCTCACATCGACAAGGACGCCATCCTCGATCGCTTGCGCGCGGCTGTACGAACTGATGACCTCTCCGAATACCTCATACGTCTGATTCACGGCTCCCCTTTCTCCCCTGCGTGTAGCGCAGGCCAGAACCGCCCCGGTATATATACGCGGGGCGGTTCGTCGTCTGCGTTACTTCCCATCATTGAGGCGGCAGGAGTCATAGCAATCCGCAGGGGCCACGGCGGGCGGCTGCGGGGCGGACTTATAGCATTCCGGGCACAGGTGATTGGTGTGCAGCGGCAAGTCACGCCGCCCACACTTCTGGCAAGGTATGTGATTGGGTGGTACGCGCTGCGGCGGTGGCTCGTCCGGCGGGCAGCCGTGAAAATGCGGCAGGATGTGATCGCACGGGCTACCGGGCGCGACGGCTTTCAGCCTCCGCACTTCGTCGGAGCGGTGATGCTTCGAGTTGTAGGGTCGCATTAGCGCGCCTCCGGACAAACGCGATTCAATTCGTTGATGATCCAGCCGGCTGCGGCAGCAAAGTCGGACTGGTCGAGAATCCTGGCCAACCACTCCGCGACCCGAAAGCAGGTCGGGCACGTAATGGCGCTGTGCCTTGCTCGGCGTGTCTGCGGCTTCGTCGTCTGTGTCATGGTCTCTCCTTGACCTCGTGTCCCTGGACAAGATGCAGTTCCACCATCCCCGGTAACAACCGGAGCGGCACGTACCGCCGCGCCTGACACGCCGCGTCGTGCCCGTCCCCGCGCACGTACCCACAGTCGTGACAGATCCCGCACGACACGCACACCGGACGGGGGTCGGGGGTCACGGGAAAATCCATTCGCGGCGTCCGGCGTGACGGAACTCGTTGACCATCTGATCGAGTTGCGTTGACTGAGCGGCCCTCGCGGCGTCCCTCGCGGCGTCCCACGCGGCGTCCCTCGCGGCGTCCCTCGCGGCGTCCCTCGCGGCGTCCCTCGCGGCGTCCCTCGCGGCGGCCCTCGCGGCGGCCCTCGCGGCGTCCAACGCGGCGGCCCTCGCGGCGTCCCACGCGGCGTCCAACGCGGCGTCCAACGCGGCGTCCCTCGCGGCGGCCCGATCGACTTCCATCCCTTCGCGGAGGTACTTGAGGACGATCGGCGGCGGGCTCCACTTGTCGATGACGGAGAGCGCGCACCAACGCGCGAAAGCCCGCAGCACGGGCCCGATGTCGTCCACCCAGAGCGTTTCTCGCACGGAGCAAATGCTCTTGTCGGTGGCGGTGAGGATTTGCCCTCCTGCTTCGACCTCACGCAGGACCGGGCCGGGCGCGTACGGCAAGGCATCGATGATACGGGGCGAGAAGTGCAGGCCCGAGCTACACATCGTCATCGGACCACGGTGGCGCTCAACGACTCCGGCTTCGATGAGCGTGCCGGTCCTCGGGACCATGCGGTCGGCGGGCAGGAAGTTCCATCCCTTGACTGGCTTGTTCACCTGTTCTCCCTTCGTGGAAAGTGGGGCGTGACGGGTTCGGGCTTCACGAACAACGGCGCGTCCTCGTGCGACGCGGGCGCGACGCTCCGGAACTTCCGCTCGTACGCTTGGCGCTCCAACTCCCGCCGGCGGGCATCCAGCATGCGCGCCGTCGCGTGCGGGTCGTCTCCCCGAAGCGTGCGGCTCATGGATTCACCTCGAAGAAGGCGCGCGCGAATCCCGGCGGTGTGACGGACCGCGCACGCTTGGTCCGCTCCGACTTCCCGCCATACATTTGCACCCAACTCCCTTGCGTTGTCGTCCTGATGGGCGTCACGGGGCGCGGCTTCGGCAGATTGAACCGCCCCCACAGCAGCGTGCGCTTTGTATACGGGTCGCCGTAGTCGCACGGGTCGAAGATCAACCGCACGTCGCCCAGCTCCGCGCCGCGCATCCTGCGGAGCCGACCGACCGGGTTTTCTAGCGCCCACCAGTCCGGCCCAACCATGAACACGATGTCGAGACACGCATCGACCACGGCCAGCGCCTCGGCGGTGCGCCCATCCGCGTCCTTAGCCTTCCAATACTGTGCCCCGCTCACGGAGAAGTGGTCACAGGGCGGCGCGGCAAGAACGCCGTGGAAGCATGGCGCGCACGACTCGCGCCGCAACTCGGCATAGAACTCGGCCACCGTCCCGTGATACGCCTGACCGTGCGGCAGGTCGGGCGCCTTCGGGTCGACCACGAGTGTTGTATATCCCGCCTCGCGGTACGGCGCCGACCACGCGCCGGTGCCCCCGCACAGGTCGAGGATGATACGGTCCTTCATCGAACGTCCGCCGTGGACAACGCCTCCTCGACGTGCTCATCACACGCCGTCTCCGTCCAGTCGGTCCACTCCGTTACGGTGTGCAGCAGATAGAACGTCGCCCCGCTCGGCACGCGGTCCTGACAGTCCAGCGTCACGGGACACGGGTTCGCGTTCGTCAGCGCGGTCTTGGTCGTCATGCTCTCTCCCCTTTCGTGTCGCAGGTGTGCAGCCTGCTGCCTCCCTATATACGTGAGCCTGCCCGAGAGTGCAAGGGTTATTTGTGGGAAATTATCGTGCCAGCGCACGAGAGTCTCACGGACAGTCTCACGGTAGTCTCACGTCAGGCTTTCGGCGCAGGCAGGTCCAAGGAAATGGACGGCGCGGGCGGTGGCGACCCGTCTCGCCGTTCGCTCGTCCTCGCGCCCTTCCACGTCGCCCTGAGTCGAACGATTTCGTCCTGTCCCATGTCCTGATGCCCGCCGGCCTGTCGGTCGCGCCGCCTGAGCCAGCGTAGCGCGTCGCGCTCCGGTCCATGCTGTAGGTCCCCGACCGCCAAACCGACAGGTCGGCGGCTTGGTGGGTCGCGCGGTGAGGACGGCAAGGCAGGTCGGCGGGGACGGTGACCATCCCGAGTCGGGGCATGGCGGAGGCGGGGCGTACGGTTCATTGGACGGGCACTGGCACCCCGGGGCGGATGGAGCGAGGTGGGGGGCGAGAGCACGGGAAGGGGTACCCTCCCGCCGTCGACTTGGACGTACACTCCGGACGCGCAACCGAAACATCAGTCAACATTCACAAAATCCCATTTTCGGACACAGTTGGAGAAAAGTGTCCGGTTATGGGATTTTCACCAATTCGTTTTGATATGCGATTTTCGGGCCCTGTTGGGGTCAAGGGTTCAAGGTTCACCCCCTACGGGGGTGTGAACCCTTTGAACCCAACCCGACCCTCGAACAGGGTTCATCGGGGTCAATGGTCCAATGAACCAATGAACCTTTGAACCCAACGCAATTCTTGCGCGAGACTACTTGGCCTCGTTCCAGGCCCTTTTCGCGGTCGAAGAGGATAGTCCGGCAGCGACGCAGTACTTGATGGCCTCGGCGTAGGTGAGGTCGGGTTTCCGTACCTTCTCGTTGCCGATGATGTTGCGGGCCTGGTCGAGTCGGTTGGTCTTGCGGGGCTTGATGAACTGGCCGGCGGGTTCCTCGACCTCCTCGAACTCGGTGGACGTGACGTTCCCCTGACTCGAGTCGCGGAGGCGCATGTAGAGGGGCTCGTCGCGTTCTGGAGCGAGGCGGCACTTTCCGGTCGAAAGGGAGGCGACCCGGCCGCCATCGGTCTCGAGACTCTCGACGTTGAGGACGACGTCGGCGGCGGCGGACTTCTCTCCGGAGCCGCGCATCGACTCCTTGCGGCTGCGGACGACCCCGGCCATCGGCTTGGCCGGGTGCTCGAGGAGGAGGACGTTGTGGCCGGCGTTGCGGAGCGGGAGGAAGGCGGAGTCCGCCAAGGTGCTCATGTCTTCGGCGTGGTTCTCGTTCAGGCTGGTGACGCGGCGGAGGGAGTCGATGAACACCCAGGTCGCGGCGTGCTCGTTGGCGAGCGCCATGACGTGCGCGGCCTGCTTCTCGTCCTCGAGCCGGAGGGCCCGGCCGTCCGGGACGACGAACCGGAGGGCCTCGAGCGTGTCGTTGAGCGTGACACCGTACGCGGCGCAGAGCTTCGGGAGGCGCTGGAGGATCTGGACGTTCGACTCGCACTCGACGAACAGGATGCGCTGCTCCCCGTAGGTCTGCTGGCGGATGAACGGCTTCTGCGACACCATGGCGACCGCCCACGACAGCATCAGCCAGGTCTTGAACGAGCCCGAGGAGCCGGACAGGTAGGTGAACGTCTTGTCCCACAGGAAGTCGTCGAGGACCGGCTTCGGCTCCCAACCGCCTTTCTCGAGGAGCCCGACGACGTCGAGGTCGACGAGACTCGAGCCGGGGACGATCCCCGGGGTGGATGCGACGATGGGGGCCGGCTTCTTCTCGGGAGGGGGTTCCCTGTCCGCCTCCGTCGGCTTCCAGAGCGGCGTCGCCCCGATGAGTTCCTTCAACTCGTCCGCAGTGTGCCCCGCGTCGAGCCAGTCCGACACGTCGCCCTTCGGCGGCAGCCCGGGGATCTCGAGAATCCGTATCGACGCCGCGTTGAGCCGGCACGCACGCGCGAGGTCGAGCATGTGCTTCCGGCCCGGCTCGTCGTTGTCCGGGAGCGGGATGATGTGCCGGCCATCGAAGTGGTGCGTCCAGGCTGGATCCCACTTCGCCCCGGCGCCGCCAACGGTCGTCGTGACGACGAACCCGAGGGCGGCGAGCCGGTCGGCGTCCTTCTCCCCCTCGACGAGGAGGACCGCCCGGTTCTTGGGAGCGGCGATGAGCTCCGGGTATCGGTACAGGAGCTTGCGGCAGCCGTTGAGATTGTTCACCCACTCGCCGTCGGGGCCGCGGCGGCGCTGCGAGAAACCCTTCGGCTCGTAGCGGAGGACCTGGTGGACTACCTCACCCGCCTCGTCCCGGTAGTCGTAGGTTGCGACGAGGCGCCGGCGCGGTTTCGTCTCACGCGCCGGGGCGATCGTGTCGAAGAACAGGTCCTTCGGTTCACATTGGACCGCGGTGCAGATGGCCGCGAGCTCACACCCGGCGTGGTCCTTCAGGAGGATCCCCTTGTCGCCAAGGGTGATGGAGAGGGAGGCTTGCTGATCGTCGTGCGCCGGACACTTCGCGTACCAGTGGTCGCCGGACTGTCGTACTCCCTGGAGCCGCGGCAGGAGGTCGTCGACGGTCACAAGGCGCCTCTCAGGTCTGCGAGGCAAACTCCGGAAACGTGTTCGCCGGATGTCCCGCAGCACTCGCACCAGTCGCCGGACTCGCCGTCGATGCAGTCCGGACATTCCTCGTCGTCGTCGATATAGCCGTCGCCGTAGCAGGAGGGGCACTCGCGGAAGTCGCTCGGTTTTCCGTTGCAGAGTCGGCAGGTGAAGACTGTTGGCAGCGTCACGGATGACGCTCCGATCGCGCCTGTCTCACTGGGGTTCCCCTTTCCCGGCACTGGCGGGGCCCTCTCTCGACCCGGGGGGATTCCAGGACGCGGGGCCCCGCCGCGCACCGACGCGACCGTCGTCGCGCACGGCGCCGACTTGTACGCCTGTGTCGGAATCGTGTCAACGTCACACCCTCGGGAAAGATCCGTGCCGCGGCATGGCGCGACCGTTGCACGCGGAAAAAAATCTCGCCGACTCTCTTGACACGGCGGAACGAACGGCGCGAGAGTCCGTGGCGCAACGGTCGCCGGCCGCACCGGCGTACACGGAGGGAACGAACATGAAAGCCGATTTCAAGATCGCCGCCGACCTCACGATCTCCATGCAGCCCGACAAGCCGAACGAACTCGTCACCCTGACAATCCGCTCCGGGGTGTGCGACGGCACCCACCACCCCGCCGCGGACGTGCGCGAAGGGCTGCTCGGGCCGATGTGTACGCACATGGCCGAGGAGCACATCTCCCTGTCGAAGTCCACCGCCCGCGCCATCGCCTCGGCAATGATGGGCTGCGCGGCGGAGTTGTAGGGTGAGCGGCGAAGTTGTTCATCTCGAAGATCGCGACCCGCGTCTCCTGTGGTGGACCGGACCCGTCATGTGCGTCCGCTGCGGAAAGCGTATTCAACTCGTGGCCCCATTCGAGAAGGAGAAGTGCTCCTGCGAGATCATCAATGGAGACTGCGACTGCGGCGGTCTGCTCGTGAAGATGGTTCCGTGCGAGCGCCCCTGGGTCACGAGGGAAGGAGGCCACAGGGCATGACCCTCCGCGACCTCCTGAGAATCCCGGGGCACAAGGTCCGCCTGCGCTGGTCGGAGACGGGGACGATCTACCGCAGAGAGGACGCGCACCGGCATCAGCTCACCAAGGCCCAGAAGAAGCGGATGCGGCGCACGCGGACGAGGGCGCGGCTCCTCGCGAACGGGAGGCTCTCCTAATGGGTTACTTCGTCCACCCGGACGGCCGCATCGAGGCGGCGACAGTCGAAGAAGCCGTCGAACTCGCGCGTCATTTGTCGGGGCAGGCGCCCGCCCCGAAGCGCGCCTACGCGAAGCGCACCGTAGCCTCCATGCCGTCCAACGGCGGCGCCCCGAAGACCTCTGTGCTCCGCAGCGCGCACGATGGAGTCCAGGTGCCGCGCACCGCCGAGACGCTGACCGGGGCGGACCTGGTCGCGTACCGCCAGCGATGGAAGATCGCGCAGAACAAGGCCGCTACGCTCATGGGCTTCAGCAACTCCGGTTGGGTGTCGCAGGCGGAGAGTAACGCGAAGGGGCCGTTGCCGCCGAGGATGGCGGCGTGGCTGCGCGTGCAGATCAAGGCGGAGAAGGAAGGAACGGGGCCGAGTCCCGTCCGGCAGGGAGCAATCCCATGAACCTCCTCGACCTCACCGAAGCCTGGACCGACATCCGCGGGCACCTGCCGCTCCTCTACGCGATCGCGCGCTTCCTTCCCGTGCGCCTCGGGCTCGAGATCGGCGTGCGCGACGGCAACTCGACGCTCGCGATACTCATGGGCCTAGCGGCACAGGAGGATCCCGGGACGCTCATCAGCGTCGATCCGGACGAGTGCGCCAAGGCGAAGGAACGCATCCTCGGAACGATTCTCGCGCGCCACTGGATCTTCCGGCAGCAGAGGAGCGCTGCGTGTCGGCACTCGGACCTGACGCTCTCCGGGCCGATCGACCTCCTCCTCATCGACGGCTCGCACGACCTCGCCGACGTGAACGCCGACTGGCTCCTCTGGGGGCCGCTCGTCCGGAACGGCGGTCTCATCCTGTTCCACGACACCGAGACGTACGACGGGCCGCGGGAAGTCGTCGCGCGGATCCCGCGCGGCCCGGATCTGTTCGAGGTGTGCACGCTCCCGTACGACCACGGCATGACGATCGCGCGGAAGCGGTGCGACTACTGGTTCGAGGGTGATTTCTACAAGACGTGGAAACCGATAGGAGCATCCGATGGAAATTAGAACCTGCGCCGAGCCGACGTGCGCGAAGCAGTTCGTCCTGCTCAGGTCCGTCCGCCAGCCAGGGAAGTTCGTCCCCGTCGATATCGACACCGCGACGAGCGACGAGATCAACGCGGAGGACACGGAGTACGATGGCGGCCGGGGCCACAAGAACCATTACCTCACCTGCACCAACCCGGGGCGATTCAAATCGCAGATGCACGGGCGATGACGATTCGATCCGTCCTTGAGGCCCACGACTTCTTCTTCAACCTCCGCGCCGACGCGGTGCACTTCAACATCGTCCGCCCGTTCGACGGTTCGCGCCCCTGCGTCGTCTGCGGCACCGAGTACGACCCGTCGGAAGTGAAACGTGACATGCGACTGTGCCCGGCCCACAGAGCCGTGGCGAGAAGGGAGAAGGAATCGTGATGGTACGAGGGTGGACCTGTCCGAAGTGCGGCCGTATCTGGTCTCCGCTTATCGACGGATGCCAGGTCTGCAACGGCGCCGCGGAATTGAGAGCAGCGGTACGCCTGGCGAACGACGGCGCCGCGATTGACGCGACCGGGTTCATGACGGCGAAGGCTCCGCTCGGGTGCGGCGGAATCATCCCCCCGCAGCCCTTCCAGTACGACTTTCAACAGGTGAGGTCCACCGACGACTGCTGCGCCTTCTCCGGAGCGTTCACCTGTCGCGTGCACGGTCTCGTCGAGGAGGCCCGCCACTTCACCGCTCCGGACTCGTACATCCCCCACTGTCCCGCGTGCCACAACTGGTACGGGCAAGTCCCTGGGATCGTGAGTTACAGTGGCGCGCTCCCGATCTTCGTTCACCCGCCCGAGGACATCGCCAAGGGCCGGAAGGCGTGGCCGGGATGAGTCGTGGAAAACGTGGCACCTCGCGCCCGCACCCGCGCTACAACGGGAAGGTGCTCGTCGGGTTCTACATTCCGGTCGACATGTACTCCTGGCTCGTCGCCCAAGCCGGGCTGCGCGGCTGCTCGCTCGTGCAGATCGTCCGCGACGTGATCCGCATCCGCATGGACGAGGTCGAGAAGAACAAGGCGCGCGGCGTCACCTCGACGATCTCGCGCGGCGTCCAGTCCGTAACCGCCCGGCTCGACGCGCCAATCCCGGAGGAGCTCCCGTGATGCCCGACAAGACCGAAGAGGAGGAAGCGCCCGAACGCCTGATCTTCGGCGACGATCACCTCCTGAAGGCGTCGGTGTACTTCCTCTGCTGGATTTGCTCAGAGGAGCACAACATCGAGATCATGTTCCATCCGATCGTCGGCGGGTGCGCGCTCCGAAAGACGAAGCCGATCGTCTTCCCATGTGGACGAAAGAGCGTTATGCTCATCGGCGTGAGCGACGGGACGTCGGGCGTCCACTGATGCGACTCGCCAATCAGACCCAGGAGGCCGCCCGCAGGCGCCCCAAGGGGAACGACGGACACCGCATGACCTTCTCGACCCGCATGGCCCGTGGCCCGAAAGAGCCCGCCGTCTTCCGCTGCGTCGGCTGCCGCGCCCTCGTCGACGCCGGGATGTACTGCGAGTCCTGCCTCAATGGCCCGGTCAGCCGCTAGCCAGGCCGCGCGCGAGCGACTCTCCCCGCAAGAGCAGGCGGACAAGACCCTCTTCGACAAGGACCCGTGGTGGGCCATCGAGCAGGGACTCGTCTGGACCGAGGACGAGCACGCCGCCGCCGGCGAGTCCGCGCGCAAGCAGTTCCCGAAGGACGACTACCTGCGCACGATCGTCGAAATCTACATGAAGAGCGACATCGGCATCGTGATGAAAGCCCGCCAGTTGAAGATGACGTGGCTCTTCTGCTGGCTGTGGCTTCACGAGGCGATCACGAAGCCCGGATCCCTGTGCGTCCTCCAGGGGAAGCGGGAAGAGGACATCGTCGCGAAGGGGACGAAGGGGCTCATGGGCCGGGTTAAGTTCATGCGCCGGAACCTGCCGCCCCACCTGCAACCGCACATCCTCGACGAGCCGTCGAAGTCGACGGAGGTCTACTCGCACGACTTCGGCATGAGCTCGACCCTGATGGCGATCCCGCAGGGGGAAGACATCATCCGGTCGCTCACCGCGAGCCGGGTGTTCATGGACGAGCTGGCGTTCCACCCGAACGGCGAGCGCGCGTGGACCGCGGCGCTCCCGACCGTCCGGGGCGGCGGCAAGTTGTGGGGCGTGACCACCCCGAACGGTCGCGAGTTCTGCTACCTCCAGGCCGACGACCGGCTGAAGTGGGAAAACTGGCGCGAGTGGCCGATGGCGATGGAAGGGCTCTACGGGTACACGAACACGAACAGCGTGCAGTTGCTCGCGCTCCACTACACGGCGGACGCGGCGAAGCGTTCGTACGACTACCAGGACAACCTTCGGCGCGGGTACACGAACGTCAAGTACTACCGGCAGGAGAACGAGCTCGACTTCTCCGTCGAGGCGGGCGACCCCGTGTTCCCGGAGTTCACGCGCACGAGTCACCTCCTCAAGTCGCGGTACGTCGTCAACCCGATGGCGCCTATCTACCGCGGGTGGGACTTCGGGTACAACGGCCAGGCGTGCGTTTTCCTTCAGCACAACTCCCGCGGCCAACTCGTCTGGTTCGACACCGTGTTCTTCCAGGGCAAGGCGCTCTCCCTCGTCTGCCAGGAAGTCATCCGGCGCACGCTTCAGCACGCCGGACTCGCTCACGAGAAGGGGTACATGGAGGTCATCCCGCAGCCGCTTCGGGATCTCGAGGGGCACCCGATCGACAACATCCGCTTGGCGACGCCGGTCATCGGCGGGAGCGGGCTCCTCGTGTTTGACTACGGCGACCCGGCGGCCGACGCGAAGAACCGGGAGGGCACGACCGACCGCGACACGCTGTCACGGTTCGGGATGCAGTTGATGACGAAGCCGACCCAGAACCGGAAGCGCGACATCATCGAACAGGTGCGCGACCTCCTCCTCCTCCGGAGCGACGGAGCGCCGGGTCTCCTCGTGTGCGAGGGCCCGAACGTCGAGCAGCGGTACTCGGTCTCCGGGTTCGAGGGCGGCTACCACTACCCGGAGAAGTACCAGGGCCGGGCCGACAAGATGCTGCCGCAGAAGGACGGGTTCTACGATCACATCTTCGACGCGCTCCAGTACTGCATCGACCACGTCAAGCCGATTCGCCCGGGCGTCGCCGGCGACGAGTCGGGAGACGGCGGCTGGAAGGCGACGGAGTGGTTCGACAACCCGCTCCAAGGTGGCGGTGACGGCGACGGGGTGATCCGGTGAGGAAGATGACCGCGGCCGCGCGCAACCGCAACGACGGCAAGGTGACGTCCGAGAGATACCGCACCGGGAAGCGGTGGCGGATGGCGGCGGGCGGAGGCACGAAGAAAGCGGTCGCTCGCAGGAGCGCCGAATGGAACCGCCTTAAGCGCCTCATCGCCGCGACGGACCACATCGCGCCGTACATTCCGGTGAGCCACTTCCGCGACTACACGAAGTACCGGGACGCCGTCGCCGTCGTGCGCGCCTACGTCAAGGGCGTCATCATGACGCTCGACCGGGACCTCCTCGTCCGGCCCGCGACGGACAAGTACAGGAAGCACGACAACGGGTTTCGCCCGAAGGCGGCTTGACACCGCGCCCGCCCGGGTCTACGTTCCACCACGCAAAGGGTCATCGACCCACGACACGGAGGATTCCAACATGCCCGCAGGATCGAAGATCGCCGACGCGACCAGCCCGAACACGGGTCCCTACGAGGCGCCCTCCGTCGAAGGTTCCGGCGAAGGTGCCCTGCCAGGCGTGGAACTGGGCGCGCGCCCTTCCTCGAACAACGGCACGTTCGAGAACGGCGTCGCGAGCATCGGGAACTATCCGCACAGTCCGGCGGACCCGGAACTCGGCGGCCCCCCGCTCGCGTCCCCGGCCACCCAGGCGACCGCGGCAGGCCAGCAGAAGTAGGTCGCCATGGCGAAGGACAGACCCAACCCAGGGCAGGGACCGGACCCCGCGTCTCGCGGGGCGATGGAGCAGCCGGGCGAGATGGAGCGTCTCGACCCGGAGCTCGCCGCGCTCGCGAACGTCCAACGGCCGGTCGACGACGTCTACACGAACGACCAATACAACGAGTCCTGTGACCAGATGGGCTATGGGACCGTGAGCGTCGCCGGCGGGATGAACGACCCGCCCAAGGACCCGCCCGTCAGCGAGGCGCAGCGCCGGGCGATGTTCGCCGCGAAGGCCGGACACTCGACGCTCGGCATCCCGCAGAAGGTCGGAGCCGAGTTCGCCGACGCGGACAAGGGCGGCCACCTGCCGGCGCGGAAGGGAAAGAAGTGAAAGACGTCTGCGTCTGCTACCGCACCGGGAACGTCGTAGTCCCGGCGCAGCGGTGTCCGGTGCACGGCGGTCTCACGCGCGTCGGCGACCCGCACTTCTATCTCGCGACCTGCATCGACTGCGGACGCCAGGGAGGCGTGCACTACCTGACGTGTCGCTTCGTCCCCGTTCAGGAGATCATCGACTCCGCGTGCGCTCCCGAGGTGCACGCCACTCCGTAGAAAGGGCCTCCATGCCCCGCTGGAAAATCGAGTTCGAGCACAACTGGGAGCCGCGCAAGCGCGACATGGGCAACGCCCAGATCCGCAAGTGGCTCGCGAACATGGGCGGCGTGAGCGGCATCGACAAGGTCCAGATGATCCTCATGGACCCGCTCGAGAACGAGGCGACCCCGAAGCGCAAGCTCCTCCGCCTGACGTGCAACTTCTTCCCGAAGAAGACTCTCGCCCGCTGCGGTCACGTCTGGGAGTCGGAGACCTTCTCGGACTGCCCGGTCGGCGGCAAGGCGCACCGCACCGGCGTCGTGAAACTCGCCGTCGAGGAGTACGCCAGTCATCCTCTGTCCGAAGGGCCTCTGCCGCAGAAGGCAGAGCCGGCCACGCCGAAGTCGGCGCCGCCGCCGCCCGTCACGGTCATCGAGCCGGAACACCGCGTCGAACCGACTCCCGAGACAGCACCCGGGACCCCCGAGGATGCGCTGCCGCCCGCCGTCGTCAGTCAGCGCCGGCAAGAGTTCGAGGATAGCGGGTCGCTGCCGAATTACTGATGGCCCTGGAAGAAATCGGTCTCAGTCCGCAGGAAGCCACCTCCAGTCTGCCGACCTTCTCCGCGGCGCGGTCGTGGCAGAAGTTCCCCCTCGTCGGGCCGCTCAACGACCGTCTCGCGACGCTCGTCTCGACGCGCGCGAAGGACTCGCTCAACTACTGCCAGTCCCGGTTCGAGCGGTTCGCCAGGTACGACAAGATCCTCCAGATGATGTCGAAGCGGAAGCCGTACGAGTGGAAGGCGAACGTCTTCCTGCCCTACGCGCTCATGGCCGCCGAGCAGAGCGCCGCGATCAAGTTCAAGCGCATGATGCAGCAGCAGCCCATCGTGCCGATCGACCCGCACAAGGGCGGCATCCCGGAGGTCGCCGACCACCGCGAGGCGCTCCTCGGCTGGCACTTCGACAACGACCTCGCCTTGAACATCACGCTCCCGGACATCCTGAGAAGCTGCGAGCGGTACGGGAAGGCCGTCGCGCTCATCGCCCCCGACTGGGACCTCAAGACCATCCGCTACCGCGAGAAGGTGAACATCCCGACGTCCTTCGGGCCGATCGCGCGCATGGAGTGGAAGACGACGACGGAGCGCGCCTACCGCCTGCGCCTCCAGTCTCTCGACCTCGTGGGCCTCCGTCCGCAGCCCGGGCGCCAGACGATCAACGGTCCCGACGGGATGGACTGGTTCTGCCGCGAGTACTACCAGCCGCTCGAAGACATCGAGTCGATGGAGCAGGACGGACTCTGGGGCCCGATGGTCGGCGGCCAGCCCTCGCAGGCCATCACGACGAGCCAGGAGCAGCCGGTCAACGAGTGGGTGCAGCGACGCCTGATGCTCCTGAACCGGACGACCATCGACTTTGCGTCGGACCAGTTTGATCGGTACGTGAAGATCGTCGAGTACCAGGGCTTCGTGCCGGAGGAGTGCATCGACCCGACTCTGGCGCAGATGGAATTGCAGGCCGGCCTCGACCCGCGCTATCGCCTTATCACCTGCGTCAACGAGAAGGTCATCGGCATCAACCAGGCGCTCCCGTGGGACCACGGGTACAAGTCGTTCGTCGAGATGGACTGCATCCCGAACGTCGGCGACTTCTGGAGCGTCGGCAAGGTCGAGCCCATCGAGCACCTCGTCTACGCCGGGAACGAGATCCTGAACATGCGCATCGACAACGTGAAGGCCGCGATCAACGGCCTCATCGGGGTCGACGGGACGCGGATGCCGCCCGGGTGGAAGAAGAAACTCATCAGCCAGCCGTTCGGTGTGCACGAGGTTCTCGGGATCCCGAGCGAGATCATGCAGCGTCTCCAGCTCGGGGACGTGACGGCGAGCTCCTACAAGGAGCAGGACCAGATTTTCGGCCTCATCCAGGAAGCCGACTCGGTGAACGAGACGCTCCTCGGATCCCCGGGTGGGGCCGTGCGCACGCTCGGCGAGCAGCAGTTGAAAGCCGGCGCCGCCGGAACGCGGCTCGACTTCGAGTTGTCGCGCCAGTCGGCGCAGTTCCTCTCCGCGTCGCGCCAGCGCCCCGGGCTTATCTACATGACCCTGATGCTCGACCGCCAGTACATGCCGCTCGGGCAACTGTTCAGCATCATGGACCCGGACGTCCCGGACGCGATGACGCAGTTCTCGCTCGAGCCGGCCGACCTGTCCGACGACCTCGAAAAGTACTCGTTCATGTACCCGGGTACGCCGCAGGCCCAGGCGGTCGCCGATCGGCGCATGGAGTTGATGAACCTGATGCAGATCCTCGCGCCGTTCATCCCTATGCTCGCGAGCGGTGGCGTCGACCTTCTCGACCTCATCAAGCAGATCATGAGAGCGCACAACGTCGACACGAGCCGGATCTTCCGCGGCGCGCAGATGCCGCAGTTGCCGCCCGGGATGCCGGGCGAGGCGCCGGGCGGACAGCCGGGAATGCCGATGCTCCCGCCACCGCCGGGCGGCGGGAACGTGACGCCGATGCGCGGCCGCGGCGTCGCCGGCGGCCCGATGCGCCCCGACCAGCGCGCGCGCCCCGGCGCCATCGTCGCGCCGCCGTGGGCCGGGTCGGGCATGGGTCCGGGCGGGTTCCAGCGCATCTCGAACGGAGGACCGAATGTCGGATAGCGCGGAAGACCTCGACGACCTGCGCGAGGAGTACTTCATGCTCCAGACGCCGGGGTATCAGCGCCGCGCCGCACGGATGCTGGCGCGCTACCAGGACTACTCTGATAAGTTGACCCTCGGTCTCGTCGAGCCGCACGACCCGGAGGCCCTGAGGCTCCAGGGTCGCTGCAAGGAAATCAAGGAACTGTTCGAGGTGGACAAAGCAGTCGAGGCGGCGTGGGAAGCGCACGTCAGGCCGCCCGAGGAAGAGAACCTCCCCGACGAGGGAGGCCCGGTCGCCCCCGCGTACGAAGCGGCGGGATAGGAGACGACATGACGGACCTGATGCACCGAATCCAGGTGGGCCGAGAGGGTCAGCAGATCCGCCAGATTGTCCACGGCAACCTGACCATCAACACCGGCGGCGTCGCGGCCGGAGCCGTCGCCTCCGCGAGCGCCGCGGCGGCCGGCCTGCGTACCGACATGAGGATATTCCACACGACGCGCGGCCAGCAGCAGAGCCCGTACGTCGCCGTGACCGGGACGCAGTGTGACGCCGACGACACGATCACGATCTGGATGGTCAACTCGACGACCGCGAACGCGACCGCATCCTCGGCGCTCTCTCTGGACTACCTGGCGCTGCGGTGAACGAGGACCTGACTTGCGCTATCTGGGACGACGAGCCGGAGCGTCTCTCCATCGAGGAGGAGCGGGCGCGAGCGGCCGTCGAAGATGCGCAGGACGCGCACGACGAGCGTATCAGTCGGATGCTCTTCGAGAGGTTCGGAGCGCACTTCGACAGGCGCGGGAACGTCGTCATTCCGTTCAAGGTCTATTGACACGCGGAAATTGCGTGAGTAGGTTGACCCCGAAGTCCTGAGCCCCCGGCGTAGCCGGACACGGCGAAAGGAATCTGGATGCCCCAGGGAAACGTCAGACCCTCAAGTTTCAACGAGCTCCCCGAACTCGGACAGGGTGAAATCGCAAGGCTCGAGACGAGCGCGCCGGGGGTCGACCTCGAGGCGCTCGCCGACGCCTTCAGCATGGGCGGTCACAAGCCCATGGACAATCCCATCTTCGGGGGACAGCGTCCGCAGGCAGTCCAACCGCAGGAACAGCCGCAGCCGCAGCCCGTCGCCACGGCCCCGGCTCCTGCACCTCAGCAGCCGCCAGCCGCGCAGGCCCCGGTCCAACCGGACACGCCCGCCGCCGCTCCGGCGTGGGGAGTGGCACCTCCATCTCCCGGAGTCCTCACTCCGGAAGAGATGCAGCAGCGGGTCAACACCGTGCTCCAGAAGTACGGCGGCGATCCGCAGGCGACCGCAAGAGCGTACGTCGAGGTCACACGCAAGGCCACCGAGCTCGGGCAGAACAACGCCGCGCTCGTGGGGGCTCTCGGCCCCCTGTACCAGGAGATCACCAATCTCCGGGACATGGTCGCGCGCGTGACGGCTCCGGTGGCACCGGCCGGTGTTCCCGGCTACCAGCCGCCGCAGCGCCCGCCCTCCGACCCCAACATGCCAGGGGCCGACAGCGCGAGCGCCGACGAGTTCCTCCGCGATCCGCGGGGCAACGTCGCTCAAGTGGTCCGCGAGGTGTTCCGCACAGAGATGGCGACATTCACGCAGGCGCAGAGACAGGCCGAGGCCGAGCGCAAGGCGACCGACGACTACTACGCGGTGTACAACCAGAACCGCGCGGAAGCGGAGGCCCTTCGTCCGGTCATGGACCAAATCTACGCCCAGAACGCAACGGCCTTCCAGAGAATCCCTCCCGCCGAACGGCTCACCATGCTCATTCAGATGGCGCGCGACCGCGTGGACGGGTGGAACGGCCGGCAGGCGATCCAGGAAGTGCAGGGCATCTTCAGCGCGAACGGCGGGGCCGCCACGGCTCCCCCGGGAACGTCGGGAGCCCTCCCGTCCGGGATGCCGGCGCGTGGCGTGCCAGGCGCACAAGCACCGCGTCCCGGGGACCTGTCCAGAACGCCGGCCATGCAGCGGCTCTGGAGAGCGCCCGGGAACAGTCTCGAGGAGGACCGTGCCGTCATGGACGTCTTCCGCGAGCGCGGGCACTTCGCCAATCTCGCTCCACGTTACTGAGGAGTACACCCCATGGGTGCCGTTGCCGACTCCTATACCTTGGGAGTATCGGGAGGGGCCTACATCGGCGCAGCGGTCCACGAGGACCTGCTCGACGTCGTCACCCTCCTGAGTCCGACCGACACGCCGCTCTTCACCATGATGCGCAAGACGAAGGTGAAGAACGCCGAAGTCTCCTGGCTGGTCGACAAACTCCAGACCGCGTCCTCGAACGCGGTCGTCGAAGGATCGACCGCCGCCTTCAACACGATCCAGGCCCGTGCCCGACTCACGAATTACGTCCAGACCTCGCGCCACGCCTACGAGGTCACGGACACCATGCGCGCGATCGACCCCGCCGGTATCCAGGACGAGTTCCTGTACCAGATGGGGAAGGCCGCGAAGCAATGGAAGCGCGACGTCGAGTACGACATCGTGAACCAGAGCGCCTTCTCCGGCATCGGCGTCACCGGCGCCGGCACCGGGCAGGCGCGCTCCATCCAGGGCATCTACAACTGGCTGGTCCTCACCGCCGGCTCCGGGAACTCCAGCGGCGTCACCGGCTCGAACACCGCGAACCTGATCCAGGAGGCGGACTTCAACGCCCGTCTCCAGGCTCTCTGGGTGAACGGCGGGATGGCCGACTACGTCGTCTGCACCCCGAACACCAAGGGGCAGGTGAGCTCCAACTTCTCCGGCTCGGCCAACAGCCGGCGCAACATCCCGATGACCGAGAACACGGTCATCAACGTGATCGACTACTACTTCTCGGACTTCGGGAACGTCAAGCTGCTCCCGCATCGCTGGTTCAGCTCGGCGGCTCCGACCGGGTCCGTGAACATCCAGAGGGCGACGCTCTTCCTCCAGTCGGACATGTGGATGATCGGCATCCTCCGACCGCCGAAGAACGTCCCGCTCGCCAAGCTCGGGTCGTCCGAGCGGGCGATGATCGAGGGGGACTGGACGCTCATCTGCCGGCACCCCTCGGCCAACGCGGCACTGACCGGACACGCTTCGGGCGTGGGGCCGAATCTCTCGACCTCGTAGCCTGAGCAGTACCCCGACCAGTACCCCGGAGGGGGCGCGACCCCTCCGGGGTCTTCACCGGGAGGCCCGATGTCGACCGAGAACCGCAGCCCGAGTTACAACGCCCTTCGCGACTTCGTGCGCAAGTGGACCTCGACCACGAAGGAAGGCGACTTCGCGCGCCAGAACGCGCGCCTGTGGTCGCGCCGCGGCGACGCCTCCCATGTGTTCGACGACGATCACTGGACGAACTGGAAGGACTGGTGGCTGGAGAACCGGAACAATCTCGCCGTCGCCAGGGAGAACGTGGCGTGCCAGGAAGCCTTCCGCACCGGCGTCGCCCCCGAGGGCCTGCGGTTCCAGAGATTCTGCCGGATCCCCACCGGATACCACTTCCGGCGCATCGCGGAGACCGGCAACCCGGAGTACTGGAACGACCGCGTGACCGTGCTGCGGGAGGTCATGGAGAACCCGTGGTTCGCGACAGTCCCGCTCGATCGCATCCGGGCGGAACTGGAGAACGTGATGCCCAAGGGGAAGACGATCGCTGTCTACGACGCGATGGGGAACCCGGTCAAGACGGCCGAGGAGAGCGCCGCCGACGAGCCCGTGGCCGTCATTCCGGTGCCGATGAACGTGACCGACTTGAGTGCTGCGTCCGATTCCATTTCGGCCGCGTGAGGAGAACATGCCCAACTTCCCAGAGGGACTCATGGTCATGCCGCCGGGGACGCTCATTGTGGGCGACCGCGACGAGTCGACGAAGATCCTCGAGATCGTCTGGGGACAGGTGACGCTTGCATTCCCGATTGCCGCCCCGTTCGGAGTGGTCAGCGCGACCGCTGCTCTTGCCGCGATCGACACCGGCAAGTCCGGGACCTGGGAGGTCTTCGCCTCGTGGATGGGCGGCTACGCGGACGGCATGTTCACGGACATCGTCGCGGCCATCGCAACGGCCGGCGGCATCCTCGCGAGCGGACTGAATCTCTCGACGTCGGTGACGGCGTCGGCGACCACGGCCAGGACGGCGATGGTTCTCGCCATCCGGCACTGAGGAGCCAGCCATGAAAATCGACGAAGACGTCATCATCGAGCCCCCCGGGTGCATCCGGTTCGCCGAGAACGAACTCGCCTACGAGATCCACGAGATCCTCTGCGGCCAGGCGGCGCTCACCTACGGATCGATCGCGGCGAACGGGGCCTCGGCGACGGCGACGGCGAGCCTTCCGGCGGCTACCCTGACGACCCGAGGGAACCAGGTCGCCAACCTCGCGTGGGACGTCTGGCTCTCTCCGATCACGCAGGCCGACCAGGTGTCCATCGAGTGCGGGGCGATTTCGAGCGAGGGAGTCCTCATGGCGACGGCGGTGAATCACAGCACGGCCGCGGTCAACACGGGCGCCCGGACCGTCTCGTACCTCGCCATCCGCTCGAAGCGAGCGGCGGACTGAGGAGGAACGATGCCCACGATCATCCGGGAGAAGCTCATCCTGAACGGCGGTGATGGAGGCGACCGGGTTCGCCTTCGTGTCGGACCGGCGGACGATGCCCACGACATCCGCGGTCTGATGCTGCACCGCGAGGTCAACAATGCCAGGAATCTCGGCTTCGGAAACATGACCCCGGGGGCCGGGGCGACCGCCGCGTCGGCCGCGGTGCAGTCTGGCCCATCGTGGAACGCCGGCCTATCGCTACTCCTGCGTCCCTCCCCGCAGGCGAACCCGTTCTCTATCTACGGCGTGGCCCGATTCGTGGCCGTCGTCCCGAACGCGACCGGGATTCTCGCCACCGCTTTCAACCCGAACACGGCCTCTAAGACCCTCACTCTTCCGGGATTGATGTCCCTCGCCATTCGCTGAAAGGAGCCCATGAACGCAGGAGACAAGGTCTCGGTCGTCATCCCCACCCGCGGTCTCTCCGACATGCTCGCGAACTGCCTTCGGAGCCTCGCGGCCTTCTGGCCGTCGCTCGAAGTCATCGTCGTCGAGCACGACACCCATGACGCGAAGGAGCTGCTCGAGGAGACGTTCCCGAACGGGATCTACGTGCAGGCGCTCGACGAGGACGCCCCGAAGCGTGGCGAAGGGAAACCGGCGGGTCACTCCTACTCGACCCTGAACAACCTCGGGGTGGCGAAGGCGACGCGGCCGTACGTTCTCCTGATGAACAACGACGTCACGGCGCGCAAGGGCGCGCTCGACGCGATGGTCGAGGTGCTCGACTCCAAGGCGGATGTCGGCATCGTCGGCGCGAAGCTCCTGACCCCGAAGAACAAGATCCAGCACATCGGCGTCGTGTTCGACCACTTCGGCGTCCCGGGGCACCTCGCCTACGGGCAGGAGCACGAGCGCACCTATCTGCCGGCGTGGCGCAGCGAGTACTACGACGCCGTCACGTTCGCCGCGGCCATGGTGCGAAAGGATCTGTGGGACGAGATCGGCGGCCTCGACGACGTCTACTTCTTCAACTACGAGGACATCGACTTCTGCCTCAAGGCGGCGCAGAAGAAGAAGCGGTGCTACGTCACCCAGGTCGCCATCTTCACGCACCTCGAGGGTGGCAGCGCCGAGCACCGTAGGACCGGGCACCACTCGATCGTGCGAAACCTGACCATCTTCCGCGACCGCTGGATCGAGACCGGGCTCATCGAGGACATCACCGGCCTGAAGCTCAGGACCGGGCAGGGCCCGCTCGCGATGGAGAACATGAACCTCATGATGATGCCGAGCGGCCGTGGCGCCGGCGTGTCGTGGTGGCGCATGGACCTCATCGGCCAGAAGATCGCCAAGAAGAAGCTCGCGAACGTGATGTTCGCCTACTCCAGCGATCCGCGCGAGGTGCTTATGGAGGGCTTCTCGCGCGCCGACGTCGTCATCATCCAGGGCCACCACGGCGGCGATCTCATCAAGGCGCTGCGGGACCCCGGGCGTCCGTTCAAGGCGGTGTTCGACCACGACGACCACCCGGTCCACTTGAGCCCCTACGCCGAGGTCTACCGCAGCCTCGGGACGCAGGAGATCCAGCTCGCCGGGAACGACGGCTCCGAGGTCTGGCTCTGGCGCGACGGGCAGAGCGGCTTCGACCTCGCGAAGAACCGCACGCAGAAGGCCAGCCTCCTCGAAACGATGGCCGCCTGCGACGCCATGACGACGACGACCGTCCCCCTGGCCGATTACTTCCGCTCCATCAATCCCCGGGTGTTCGTCCTCCCCAACTGCATCGACTTCGACTTCTACCCGCCCGTGTACGACCGTTTCAGACGCGCGCCCGACGATGGCGTGCGGATCGGCTGGTGGGGCGGTGACAATCACTGGCACGACATGGTCGAGATGGGGCCTTGGACCAAGGACTACGTCAACGGGAGCGACACGGCGAAACTCGTCCTCATCGGCGCCTTCTACAAGGGGCCGTTCCGCGGCATCGACATGAGCAAGGTCGAGGACCAGACTTGGGTGCACGTCGAGGCGTGGCCGTACAAGCTCGCGACCGCCGGTCTCGACATCGCCGTCATCCCGCTCGCGAACCCGGCGCAGCCGTTCATGGCGTTCAACCACTTCAAGAGCGACATCAAGTGGCTGGAGGCGGCGGCCTACAAGATCCCGTGTCTCGTTCAGGCCGGCGTCGCGCCGTACGAGAGCTGTCTCGACGGAGTCAACGCGCTCACGTTCGCGTCGAAGGACGAGTACCTCGAGAAGCTCGACCGCCTCGCGAAGGACCCGCTCCTCCGGAAGCGTCTCGGCCAGGCGGCCTACGACTACGCGCGCGAGCACCGCAACCTCGACAAGAACATCGACCTCTGGATGGAGGCGTACCACCAGCTCGCCAAGGGGCAGCCAGAGGACAGCGCGGCGGCCCCTGAAGCCAAGGTCCCGTGAGCCTGACGATCGCGCTCGCGACGGCCTCCCCGACGCCGTCCGCCGGCGACGATTCCTACGGCTCCATGAAGCGCCAGATCGCCGCCATCGCAGGGCGCCAGCGCGACCCGAAGGGGCTCGACCTCGCCGGCTCCTTCATCCGCGACCGCATCGACGACCTGAACCGGATGCAGGTCTGGGACTTCAACATCGTCACATCCCCGGACATCACGACGAGCGTCGGGGTCGCGACCTACGCCATCCCCGGCGACTTCTGGAAGATCTACAACACGCGCAAGACGGACATCATCGACTTCCAGTTGAGCACCATGCGCCAGCGCACCTTCGACACGCTGTTCGTTTCCCAGAGGAACATCCAAGGGTATCCGTACATCCTCGTCATCAAGAATACGTTCCGCGGCGGGACCGTGACGCTGTTCCCGACGCCGTCGGGCGCGTACACGATCAGCATCAACTACTACAAGCTGATCGCGAAACCGTCTCAGGACGACGACGTGCTCGACATCCCGCAACCGTACCAGGGCGCCGTGAAGTACCACGCGATGATGCGCATGGCCGCGCTCGCCGGCGACCAGGTCAGCCTCGGAATGTACCGGGACCTTGCGAACGGCGCGTACGCACAGATGAACAGGGCGGACGACGAGATCCCCGATGAGATGCTGCGATTTGTCCAGGCGGAGGAACTGTCGTACCGAAGTGCCTATATGGACGTGAACGTGAGGCCGCGCAGCTATGATCTGTGGTGAGGTGATCTGATGGCCCAACTCGGAAGATTCAACTTCCTCCTCACCGACGCCGCCGGCAACGCGCTCCAGGGGATCTCGATCGAGATCCGCAAGCAGGCCGCGATGGTCAACGGCGCTCAGGTCGTGTCGAGTGGCGGGAGCATCCTGTGTTACCACGTCGGAGGTCTCGCGTCTGGCGACACCTGCGTCGTGAACGCCGCCGCAACCGCCTACACGGGAACGGTCGTCGACGCGACGCACGTCCAGCTCTCAGGATTCGCGGGCACCCTGAGTCTCAACGACGGGGACCGGATTCACGCTTCCGTGCCGCTCATCTCGGCCTATCAGAACCCGGTTGCCAGCGGGTCGCCCCTGACCTTCCCGCTCGTCACGGACCAGTACGGCAAGGCGTCGTGCGATGCCCTCGTGCGCCCGTACACGATCTACATGTACGGTGGCGCCCTGGCGGCCCCTGACATCAGGTACGACGAGGTTCCCGTCGGCGTCGAGTCGATGGTCAGCGAGGTCTACACGACTGGGACCGCCGTCGCCTACAAGCGCGACACGCGCCGCTCCCTATCCGCGGGCGACATCCACACGCAGTTCTCGGTCGCCGGGTCCGACGTCCTGAACATCGGGTACAACGGTGCCCTCACCGGAGCGGCCGGCGGCGCGCTCCTCCTCGGAGCCGGGCTCACACTGGCGGGCGCCCTGACCGGAGCGACGACCGGGGCCTTCAGCGGCAACGTGACCGTCGGTGGCACCCTCGGAGTCTCCGGCGCGTCGACCCTGGCGGCAGCGACGTGCTCCGGGCTGCTCACCGCGTCCGCCGGCCTGACGGTCGTCGGGGCGGTGACGCTCCCGGCCGCGTCTCTTTCTGGCTCCGAACTCGCCGCTAACGCCGTGACGATCAGCAGCACCGTTAACGGCAACGTCGGGTCCGACCAGACGGTCACGACGGAGGCGGTCGTCTCCGGATTGACCACGAGTTACACGGGCCAGACGGGTAACGCGGGCGCCCTCGTGGAAGTGAACGTCCCGTGCGACGTAACGGGCGGCACCAACACGGCCGGAGTCATGCAAGTGCGCCTCTACTACGACAGCGTCCTCAAGGGGTTCGGGGCGCTCGGTGGCTCTACAGGAGCGAACGAGATATTCGACAATGCGTCGACGGTAAACTTCTCCGTCTTCATTCCGAATCTGGCAGCCTCGGCGAAGACGCTCGAAGTCAGGGCGATCCGGTTCACCGGCACCGCGACATGCAAGGTTACCGCGGCCACCGTTGGACAGCCGACAATGAGAATCACCGAGTTCAAGAAGTGACGCACTTCGCCGTGAAGTTGGCGGCCCCGACGGTCTACGACTCGGTGGCCGTGGACGGCGGGCTCATCCTCTACTGCGTGGGGGACCGGCTCTGGCACGAGTACCGCTTCATCGAGGACCCGAATAGGGCCTGGAGTTTCATCGTGCAGGACGCGCGCCGACACGAGTCGGTCCCGGCTGGCATACCGATCGTCGACTCGCTTGCCCCGAAGAACCTCTGGATCGGAGATACCTACCGCGTGCGACGATTCAGCAAGATCGGGGTTTCCGCCGGTCAGTTCATCGAGAGGAGCGCGGCTTGGGACCTGCCGCAGCCGATGACGGAGTACGCGGGCGGCCTCGCCGTGCGCGCCGGAGTCTATCTCCCGCAGGACGACGGCCTGTACCACCTCGTCGTCCCGGTCCTGCAAAACGGGCCCGTCGTCGACCCGGGCGACTGGACCTGGGTGACGGACGACACCGATTCGGATCTCATCGAGGCCGGGAGCGTTCAGTCCAAGAGGATGCTCCCCGTCTCGTCTCCCGGGAACTCCGGAACGTTCAACTTCAACGTCTCGGCCAACTCGACCGTCATCGCCTACTTCTTCTCGGGGCCAGGCTCTCCCGGGAGCGACCTGTGGTCGTCGCTCGCGACAGTCGTGCAGAACGCCTTCGTGACGACGGCAAACAGCCGCATCGAACTGGCGGTGCAGCTCGCGCGCGTCTCTGCAAACGGCATGTTCCGCCAGTCCTACGCCTCTTTTCAGGGGACGCTCAACCTCGGCGGCACCGGGTCGAAGGTCTTCGCCATGACCCCGGTCCAGCAAATCGGCGTCGAGGAGACGGACAGGCTCCGCGTCGGTCTTGTATTCACCCGTGGCCTGAGCCTCGGGACGGGTGCCGTTTCGATCAGTTTCGGTGACGTCTCGCACGATACGCTTGTCACGCCGATCTCCTACCCGACGACCGCGATCGTCGCGCTCGAAGACATCGGCGCGAAGAATTACGTTCCGTTCTCAGGGGCCGCGTGACCAACCGCACATAGAAAGGGAGACCATGGAGATTCAGGACGACGTGTTCCGCGAGATACTTCAAGCCGCAGGCTCCATCGCGATCGACCGGGAGCGCCTGAACGTGCGCCTTGTGTCGGCTCTCAACGATCTGGCCGCCGCGGCGAAGACGATCGAGGATCTCAAGGCCGAGCAGGAGAAGATCAGGGCCTCGATCGCCGAGACGACGCACGCTTACCAGGTGGAGACTTCACACCTTGAGGCCGTACCCGATCCCGGTCAGTGAAGGTTGCGAGTACGGCAAGCCGCCCGACACCATCAGCCGCGGCGCGCTGCGCATCGCTCGCAACTACTTCTACGAGCCGGAGAACCCCACCCTCGTCCAGTACCCGTGGCGCAGTCTGTTCGGCACCATGCAGAGCGGGAAGACGCCCGCCGGCCTGTCGGTCGTCCGCTTTCGGAGCGGGTCCCGGTTCCTCATGGGCGCCGCCGGCACGAAAATCGTACAGGCCCCGCTCGGCACCACGGGCACCTTTCAGGTGCTCAAGACCCTCACGCAGCAAGTCGGCCGGATGGACTTCGCGTACTACAACCTGACCGACCGGCTCTACATGACCGACGGCGTGAACCCTCCCCAGGTCTGGAACGGCGTCTCCGGGTCGACGCGCGACATGGGCCTCAACGCTCCCACGACCGCGATGACCTCGGCCCTCGTGAGCAACGCAGACACGACCTATCAGGTCGGCGACACGTTCTCCTACGTCATGTCGGAGTACGACTCCGTGAACGTCGTCGAGAGCGGCCCCGGCCCGGTCATCGTCGTGTCGCTCACGACCAACGGGCAGACCGTCCGCCTGAACCTCCCCGCGGCGCTCAACGTCGAGACGACCCACCTGAACATCTACCGGACGCAGGCGGGCGGGACCGTCTGGTACTTCCTCGCGCGCGTGCCCATCGGAACGCTGCGCTACTACGACGGCCAGGACACCGAGGCGCTCGGAAACGGCAGCGACAACCTGACGCAGTACGGATTCGCGACTATGGACGACCTGTTCATCTCCGGGCGCCAGGTCATGCCCATGATCGGCGAGCCGCTCCAGAACAACTACGTCACCCAGAACGGCGTCCCGCCGTTGGGCGACATGGCGACGATCTTCCAGGATTGCCTCTGCATCTCCGGAGTCCCGGCGTTCCCGCAGCACATCTACTACAGCCTGCCGTTCCTGCCGGAGTCCTTCTCTCCGGTCTACTTCCTCGCCGAGGAGAACGACCAGGGAGACCCGGTCACCGGCATGTGCGTCGCGAACGACCGCTTCCTCGCCTTCTGCAACAACAGCGTGTGGCGCCACGACCGCCTGCCATTCGTGAACGACCCCGGGTTCGGTACCGGGTCGGCGACCCGGAGCCGCGTCGCGAACGACCACGGCTCCATCGCCAAGCGCGCCGTCTGCTCCTACAGCGTCGGGTTTCCCAACGACCGGGCGTTCTACCTGAGCAACCGCGGGCCGTACTCGACGGACGGCTACGTCACGGTGCCGCTCGGCGGAGACCTCAACTGGGACAAGGCGAAGATCAACTTCTCGGCCATCTCAGGGGCGGTCGCGGTCGCGTGGCCGAAGTACCGCATCGTCATCCTGTGCCTGCCGAGTCCGTCGTCTTCGGTCAACGACTTCGCGCTCATCTACCACTACGACCCACGGCACGCGAAGCGCGGCACGGGCGTCGGTAAGTGGACGGGGCCGATCGACTTGCGCGCCGTCGCCATGGCGGTCAGCCACGACGCGGACACCGAGACGCGCCTCTACACCGCCGACAGCCGGGCGAATGGTCAGGTCTACCTCGAGGACAACGGAGACCACGACGCGGCGCAGACGCTCAACTCCGCGGGCGACATCCTTGCCGAGTGGGAAACCGGCGACCAAGTCGTCGGCGGCCGTAGCAGCCAGAACTTCCTCGGCAACGTCTACGTCAGCATGGCGGACACGAACGACACGAATCCGACTCTCCTCGCGACGGTGAACCGGAACGACGACGAGTGGGAACTCCCGATGGAGAACCTGACGCCGAACCAGGCGTCCCTTGAGGGCCTCGGGACGTCGTCGGTCTCGCGTGACAAGGGGCGCACGCTCGTCGCTGGAATCTGGGAAATGGCGTCGGAAGTCCGGCTGCACATGAAGGAAACGAGCCACGGCACGCGGCGCCGCGTCGTTGACGTCGAGTGCGAGGCGGAGCCTCGGGGGCGGCGGAAGTGACAGTCAAACGGCTGCGCGGCTACAAGCGGGCCTCCACGGGCGCACAGAACCTCAACGAGTTGAACCGGCAGATGAGCGAGGTCGATCTCGCGATTCACGACATCGAGCGCGTCATCGGTGAACTCACGACCGAGGTGAACAAGATCCTGAACGGAACGATCGACGTCGTCCCAAGGCACGCATTGACTCATCTGCCGGACGGTTCGGACCCGCTCACGACGGTCGCGCCGACTTTCTCGTTCTCGACCGCCGCCGCCGCGGGGGTCGCGTTGTCATTCATCCGCTCGGACGCCACGCTTGCGCTGTTCGATGCGACGGTGCCGAGCATCCTGAGTAACGCCGCGGCCGTCGGCGCGGCAGGCAAGGCGGCGCGTCGCGATCACACGCACAAGTCGGAGACCTCGGGAGACTGGTACGCGGACACGAACGGGAAAGGGCTCGTGACGGTGGACGCCCAGGGGACGCCGCGGTACTGGCGAGTCAGCGTCACGAATGGAGCCGGGAATCCTACCGGCGGCGCGACCCTATCGATATCGAACCTCGGCGTCCTGACCGCCGCCCGCGACGCGCTCGCAACAGGAACGCTCCAGATACGGATCGACGATCTCGGGACGACTCCTCCATGACGATATTGCGAAGCCATTGCGATTCCGGTACGTTACCGGCCAGAAGGTCCCCATGAGGGGATGCCCGAGCGGCGGAGGTACCTGAGATGTGGGAAATCGACCCGACGTCCGGACAGCTCGTCTTCGTCTCGAGCCCGGGAGGCGGCTCCGGCGGGGGCGGCAGCACCTTCAACGATCCCTACGGCATCGGTGGCGACCCCCACGTCGGCGGCGGGGGAATGTCGGGCTCCGGCTACTACTGGGATCCGGCGCAGAACAAGTACGTCTCTCTCCCGAGTCCGTACCCGTCGAACGCTCCTCCGGGCTACATGATCTGGAACGGATCCCAGTGGGTCCAGAACCCTAACTTCGCTTCAAGCGGCGCCGGAGGAACGCTCGGTGGACAGGGCGACACCGGACATCAGGGTCAGCCCGGACAGGGTGGCGGGGCCGGCGGCCTCGTTCCCCTTCCGTCGCATCCCGGGTTCATGATGAATCCGTCTACCGGGCAGGTGTTCTTCAGCAACGGCCAGCCGTTCGTGAATCAGGGACAGCAGGTCTACTACAACAGCGGGATGAATCAGTTCAGCACGACTCCTCCGGGCCCGATGACCCAGCAGCCGCAGACGAACAATCCGGCCGATCCCACGGTCCCGGGCGGCACGGGTCCGACGGCCGGAGGTGGAACCGGGTCGTGGGCGAAGTACGCGCCGTTCGTCTACGGCGGTCTCAACGCGATCCAGGGGTTTCTGGGTTCGAGGAATGCGGCGGCAGCGTACAAGGCGGCGGCGAACGCTCAGAACGCAACGCGCGCGCAGAGCATGGCGCTCGCGTCGCCCGGGAACCTCCAGGCCGACATCACGGGCCAGATCCCGTTCTACCAGCAGCTCTACAAGCCCGGCGTGCTGAACCAAGGGCAGGCGATCTCGCTCGCGCGCGAGGGGAACCTCCAGTCCTTCGACGCCGACGTGGCGCGCCGTGGCCTCGGCGGTAGCGGAATCCAGGCGTCTGGAGAGAATGCCATTCGCGGCGGGGCGACGGCGGCCTACAGCGACGCGCTCCGGAAGTACAACGAGGACGTCTACACCGGCGCCGTGAACACCGGCAGCGACATCTATCACACGCAGGTCGGGGCGTCCCAGGGGACGCCGATTGCTTCAACCTTCACTCCCTCGGCCGGGAGCGATGCGCTCAACGCGCTCATCTCGGGCGGCGGGGCCTACGCGCTCGCCAAGACGCTCAAGAACTACCCGTACCTCTACCCGGGTCAGTGAGGTGACGCGATGCCGACCGATCCGTACGGTCTGAATTACCAGTACGGCGGCCCTCCGCCGGCTCCATCGCCGGGCGCTCCCTCGCCGTACTACCCGGGTGCACCTACTGGCGGACCCACCGGCGGTTCCGGCTATCAGTACGGCGGTCCGCCTCCGTCGCCGTATCGTGGAGTCGCGGGAGGAGCCAAGACTCCGTGGGCCGCGTGGGGACCGCAAGACCACATGTCGTACTGGAATCATGTGATGGGGCACTACATGGCTGCGCTCGCCGGGCGAGGGCAGATCAAATACCCCTACTGAGGCATCGCCATGGCCTTGAGGCCCGTCGCTCCTCCGCCCTACGCCGCGCCGCCGCCGGTCGACCCGATGAACGCCGGGATGAACGCGCCGCCGCAGGGGCCGCCTCCGCCTCCCTATATGCCCGGGAGCGGCCAGCCCCCGTGGGCGCCGAACGTGAACGTCGCTCCGCCTCCTCCGCCGCCTTCCCCGGGCGGGGCAGCCCCCGACTACTCACAGCCGGGCGGTGAGGCACCGTTCGGCGGCACGCCGTACTGGTCGGGCGTGATGCGCAACTACATCGACATGATCACGAAGCCGCAGGCGACCCCGCGGCCCGCGCCGCTCGACAACTCCCAGATCGCCGCGTACATGCTCAACCCTGGGATGCGCGGCGAGCTGATGAACATGTACAACACGCCGTACCAGGCGGCCATCGCGCAGGCGCGCAGCCATGAGGAGATGATCGGCCACGGGCTCACCGGGGCCGCCCACATGCTCTCGGCCGCCGGCGAGTACGAGCAGCGCCAGCACGAGGACGCGCGCGAGACGGCGCAGCGAAACTACTCCTCGGCGAAGACGGCCGCGGAGTCCGGGGACGTCACGTTCGACTACAAGGCGGCGGGCGCGCCGGAACTCTATTCGGTCGCGCAACAGCGGGCCCAGATGTTCGGGACCATCCACAACCCGGAGACCAAGCCGCAGGTCGAGGAGCGGAACCGGAAGGAGTGGTACGGGCGCCTCGACAAACTCCAGTCCCAGTTGAACGACATCCAAGCGGCGCGCGACAAGCTCCAGTCGAACCCGAACCTGGCGTTCCTCCTCGACCCCGAGAAGCGCAAGGGCAACGCGGGCTACGGGACGGCGAGCAACCTTGAGAAGTCGATCAACGACCGGAGCGCCCAGCTCGACCAGCAGGAAGCCGACATCCGTAAGGAGATGGACGCGCTCAGGACGATGTCTCCGGCGCTCGGCCCGCACGGCGAGCCGTCGACCTTCGAGCGGTACAACAAGATGTCGGGGCCGGAGCAGGAGCAATACGTTCAGAAGCGCGCGACCGTGATCCAGACGCTCAAGGCGCGCCCGCAGCGTCCCGGCCAGCCCTCCGACTACGAATTGTTCTCCAAGCTGTCGCCCGACCAGCAGGACGCCTTCGTCGAGCAGTTCGTGAAGGGACAGGAGGCGCGCCGGTCCTACGCCACGGCAGCGAGCCCCTGATGCCGCCGGAGGCGCCGAGCGCGTACGACGAGCTCCTCCGCCGGTACGGAATGGACCAGCCGTCGTCATCGGCGCCGTCCGCCGGGCCCGGCCCGGCCGATCACTCCTCCCTAGAAGCGCAGAACGGCCTGCCGCCCGGCCTCCTGGACGCAGTAGCGCAACAGGAGTCCGGAGGGAACCCGAACGCCGTGTCGAAGGCCGGCGCTGTCGGCAAGTTCCAGTTCATGCCCGCCACAGCGCGCGCCTACGGGCTGCGGGTCGACGCCGGCGCCGACGAGCGCCGAGACCCCGTCAAGAGCGCCGCCGCTGCGGCCCTCCTCCTCGGTGACCTGCACCGTCGGTTCAGCGGGCGCACCGACCTCGCGCTCGCGGCCTACAACGCCGGGCCGGGCGCCGTGAAGGACGCCGGGAACGCCGTGCCCGACTTCCCCGAGACCCAGAACTACGTCCGGTCGATCATGGGGAAGATGGGCGCGAGCGCGGCACCCGCCGACACCGGGGCGATGGACGAACTCATGCGCCGCTACGGTCTCTCCGGCGACCAGGATATGCCAGCGCCGGCGGCGCCCGACACGACTGGCGCTCCCGCGCCGCCTCCGAGCGCCGCGCCGGCCGCTCCGGCGCCGCAGATACCCGGCACCGGCGGCTACCAGTTCCCGGCCGCGGGCATGGTGGCGCAGGGGCCGGGCGGCGACATCGCCTTCCCGCCGTCCGCGCGCGCTCCGCAAGGCGAGGTCCAGGTGCCCCCGAAGTCGGCGACCGACGCAGAGGAACGGCAGCGACAACTGGCCGACTGGTGGGAGGGCGGCGGTAAGGCCATGAGCCCGCAGCAGATCGCCGCGCTCGGCCCAGAGTACCAGGCGTTCTACGAGGAAACGACCGGGAAACGACCGACGATGGGCGCGCCGCCATCCGAGTTCCAGATGACCGGCGCGCAGCTTGCGCAGTCGACCGGAGAGCAGGCGTACGCCGGGTTCGCCGGCGCCGTGGCACCGTACGTCCCGAACATCCCCGGGGCCGACGTCGTGAAGTGGCAGCGCGAGGTCGGCGCGTCCGGGCCGATCGGGGTCGCCGCCGGCGCCGCGGGGGCCATCGCCGGGTACTCGACGCCGACTCCGCTCCCGGTTGCGGCGCGGACGGTCGGGAAACTCGCCTCCGAGATGCTCATCGGCCGCGGCGCTATCGAGATGGCCGACAAGGCGAAGCAGGCGCTCTTCGAGGACTCCCTCGACGCGCTCCTCAACGGAGAGCACGGTCCGAAGGTGGTCCGTGCCGCGCAGGCGGCGCGCGCCGCAGCGATGGACGCCGGGGCCTCCGTGGAGGACGCGGCGACTGCCGGGACCAACGCCGCCCACGACTACATCACCGCCAACGTCGCCCCCACGGCCCAGAGGTTCGCCGACGCGATGGGCGACCAGCTCCTCAAGGGGATGTCCGGAAGCGCCCGCGTGTGGGCGGCCCGCAATCTCCTCGACCCGGCCGCGGCCGGCCTGACCGCCGGAGGCATTGAGTCGGCGACCGGCCTCGCGACCGGAGAGGTGAAGCCGGAAGACCTCCCGGACCACCTCGTCGGGACGTCGCTCGGGTTCCTCGTCGCGCACCTCGGATGGAAGGGCGTCAGCGCCGCCATGCGCAATCTCGGGCTCACAGAGGGTGACGTGATCTGGAAGGCGCGCAACGGCAAGGAGTTGAGCGACGACGAGAAGGACATGCTCAACCGCCTCGTCCAGCGGGTGCGCGCCGGAAGCCAAGGCCCGGGCCGGTCGGAGTACCCGCAGGCGGCCATCGCCGGCACGCCGCCGCAGGCGCCGGGCGGCCCGGTGGCGCCCGGCGAGGCGCTCGAGCGCAGCGGTCAGGCGCAGGCGCTCGCTGACATTCTCCAGCCGGCCCGGGACGCTCGCGCGGCCGAAGCGTCCGATGCCGCCGCGCGCGCGGCGCGCGCCGCCGACAAGCAGGCCCGGGAAGCCTCCGTCGCCGCGGCACGGGCGCAGGACGTCTCGGGCGCGATGGCCCCCCTCCAGGAGCGCGCGAAGTTCTACGTGGAACAGGGGTTGCTCTCTGCGGAGGAAGTGCAGAGCATGGGGTCTCCTGACGCCCTGTCGCGCCTCCTCGACGTAGCGCAGAACCGTCGGGCCGAGGAGGAGCAACGGAAGCTCGCCACGTTGGCTCAGGGCGCGCGATTGTCCGGAACGGGACTCGTGACTCGCATCCCCGCCACGGAGCCGCAGGCCGCCCCCGTAGCGCCACAGCCGGAGCCGCCTCCGCCGGCGCCGGCGCCGCCGGAATCGGTCCCGGAGCGGTACATCCCCGGACAGCGGGATCGGTTCTGGGTGCAGAGCATCCTCGCGCGCGCGCCGAACGTGAACGAGGCGGTCAAGATGGCGCAGGAGCGCATCGGTGCGCAGCCGGGGCTCGACGACTACGTCCGGGCGCGCTGGAACGACAAGTTCCAGGCCGGCCAGAAGGAGCAGGCGACTCGAGACCTGATTCGGCAGGCGAATCAGTCCGAGCAGGCGCGCCTCCAGCGCGGCGAGAACCGGGCGAAGGTCGCGCGCGACATCGCCGACCGCCTGGCGAGCGACCAGAAGATCAAGGAGAAGCAGCAGTTGGCGAACGCGGGGCGTGAGGTCCCCACTGAGATCGGCCACGCGCAAGACGTGTCGGCCTTCCACGACCTCCTCGGCCCGGAGACACCACCTGCCGCCACACCGGCCCCTGCCCCGACGGAACCGACCGTCGCGGCACCTTCCCCCGCGGCGTCCACGGGGCAGGAGCCGGCGAACGCCGCGCCAGTCGCTCCATCGACTGGATCCATAAATGCGGGGAAAAAGTCCTTGACTCCGAAGCGCACGAAGGAGCAGCAGTCCTATGTCGACGCTCTCGGGGACGCCATCGGCCACTGGGGGAAGATGCTCATCGACCACGTCGGCGCGGTGCGCATCGACACCCAGAAGGCCATCGCGAAGACCGGCCCGCGCGACACCACGACGTTCGACCTGCACCCCGACACCATCAAGGTCCTGAACGACACGCGTCTCGGGATGGTCAAGGGCCTCATCGTGAACAGCGACGGCGTCCCGATCGACGAGGCGGCGGACGCGATGGCGCGCCTCGGGTTCGCCGGCGGCGACCGGGCACACGCGAAGAAGGAACTCCTCGGCCTGATCCAGAAGATCGCCGGAGACGCGAGCGCCGGTCGCTACAGCGACGTGAAGGACCGGATGAAGTGGGGCAAGGCGATGGAAGACGTCGGCGGGGCGATGATCCAGCCGGTCGCCGGCGGAGACCTGAAAGTCGGCCAGGAGTTCACGACGCACGACGGCACCAACTGGACCGTCACGAGCACGAAGCCCGGGGCCATCACCGTCGAGAGCACGACGGGCGGGAAGAAGGTCAAGGTCGACGAGTTCGACAAGATCCCGACCATCGGCGGGGTGAGCGGGCCGTCCTCGTTCGGTGAACAGCGCGGCGCCTACGTCGCTGGCGGGAAGACGATTCAGGCGTTGCAGGCGCGCTCCTACCTCGTGCGCGAGCCGGCCGGCGCAGACTGGAAGACGGCGAGCGACAAGTTGAAGGGCGTGCTGATTCGCATCGGCGCGTACCACATGCGCCGCGGCGCCGTGGACCTCGCCGGTCTCGAGAAGGCGATGGTCGGGGAACTCGGCCCGCGAGCGCAGGCTTTCGTCCCGGGCGTCTTTGGTGTACTGTCCAAGATGCCGGCCTTCGCAAAGCCGGCGGCGCAGGCGGCGGGTGCCCCGGCGGTCAGCGTGTCGTCTCCAGGCGGCGCGGGCTCAACGGTGGCGGCTCCCTCCCCACCGGCAGTCACCGGGGCACCCGCCGCGAAGCCAGGAGGCACCGATGTCGGAACTCAGCCTGTACGACCTGTCGCAGGCGTCGGAAGACCCGGAGGAGCAGAAGCAGGGCAAGGTGTACATGCCCCCGGGCCCGGAGGACGAACGAGTCCTCGGGGAGATGTTGCGGCGCCTCCGGCCGAAACTCCTCCAGCGAAAGCGCCAAAGGCCGCCAAGCCCGAGGAAGTAGCACCGACCCGCACCCTCCGCCCCGGCGGCGTCGCGACCATCTCAAAGGAACTCCTGCCCCGACTCGAACCCGAGTGGAAGTCACTCTACGACCGTCTCGCCGCGCCCGAAGGGCTCGACAAGATGGCGAAGATGTTCGGGATGCGCCCGCTCGAGCACCAGGTCGAGAACCTCGTGCGCATCCTCCGGTCGCTCAAGGCCGACCGCGCGCCCGTGCTCGCGGACGGGACGGGCACCGGGAAGACCCTCTCGGCCGTCATGGTCATCAACGAGCACCTGCTCGCCAACCCGCACAGCCGGCAACTCGTCGTCCTGCCGAACGCGGAGATCAAGAGACAGTGGGAGAAGACGCTCAAGCGGGCCGGCATCAATTCGCACTACGTCGAGGAAGCCTTCTCGACGAAGCCGATGACGGTCAACTTCATGACCTACCATCGCCTCGGGATCTGGGGACGCGAGAAGCGGATCGGTCTCATCGAGGGGTTCAACCCCGACCTCATCACCTTCGACGAGGCGCACCGGCTCCGGAACTTCTTCACGGGTGACACGGCCTGGGCACGCATCGGCGAGGAAATCTCCCGCGCGCCCTACTCGAAGAAGGCGCTCTTCCTATCCGCGACGCCGTTCCAGTCCTTCCTGCACACCAAGTACCTGACGCGCACGCAACTCTGGGATCCGAAGCAGGCGTGGCCCGACTGGCTGTACCAGAACTTCGGCATCTACAAGGACAAGGACGGGTCGTGGAACGGCGCGTCGCCGAAGTCGCTGCGGAAGATTCACGAGTCGATGTACCGCTCCGGCGTGCTCCTGAAACACGAGGTCGACTTCAAGGGCCTCAAGAACTCGAAGGGCGAGACGATCACGTACGCCTCGGAGAACCGCATGGTCTCGGGGTCGCAGGAGCACGTCGCGCAGCAGGCGAAGTACACGAACCTGTTCCAGACGGTCATCGCGGGCCTGATGGAAGACCCTGCGAAGAACCGCCGGAACATCATGATCGTCAAGGGCGTCCAGCACCTCTTCAACCGATCGATGGACGAGATCGAGAAGGTGCGCGGCGTCATCGACACGGCGCGCGCCGACCTGGCCGCCGGCAAGAGCGTCATCTTCATGCTCCTGCGGAAGAACGAGACGTCCGCGGAACAGTGGTACGCCGACTGGGAGGCCGGGAAGCGCGAGTACAAGAAGGGCTCGTACATGCCGGACCTCCTGAAGGTCATGCGCGACCACGAGGTTTCCGTGCCGAGCCCCATGGAGACGCTGCGGACGGCCTTCCCGCAGGCGACGTTCATCACGGGTGACCAACCGAGCGGTGGCGGCGCGCGCGCGTCGAGCATCGACGAGTTCCAGTCCGGGCGCGCAAAGGTCGCCGTCGTCACGATGGCCGCCGGCGCCGAGGGGCTCGACCTCCAGGACCGCATCGGCGCGCACCCGCGGTCGATGTACGTCCTGAGCGTCCCGTACACGGCAGGGGAGACGGCGCAGGTCGCCGGGCGCCCGTTCCGCCTCGGGAGCGAGTCGAGCGCGAGCGTCACCTGGCTCTATACCGACTCGGCGCAGGACGTGAGACAGGCGAAGCTCGTCGCCAACCGCATCCGCGAGATGGGCGCGCTCATCAAGGGCGAGGTCGAGAGCCCGGGCGCGGACGAGATCGAAAAGTTCAACTTCCCCGAGCTCGACCAGCAGCGCATGAAGCAGGTCGACTCCACGGTCGGCCCGAACCACGTCCCGGTCACGCTCGAGGACATGCAGTACCTCGACATGGAGCCGGACGGCGACTTCAACGTCGGCGAGAACCGGCAGCGGTACAAGACGACCGCGGGCGAGCAGGGCACTCTGTTTCAGACGCCGCAACAGGTCCGGTACGCGAGCGAGAGCGCCAAGCGCGCAGGCGCCATCCTGTCGCAGGACAGCGCCCTCTGGAACCGGCTCAAGGCGACGGGCGAGACGCTCCCGATCTACGGAGCGACGCTCGAAAGCCCGGCCGACGTCGCGAAGATGTTTCAGTTCCTCGAGGACCGCGGGCAGGAGAACGTCTACCTCCTGCTCACCAAGGGCGACACTCCCATTGGTGTCGTGCACCACGCCATCGGTGGCAAGAGCCACGCGACCGTCATCCCGCCGATCCTCTTGGCGCAGGTCAAGGCAAGCGGCGCCGACGGCCTGCACCTCGTCCACAATCACCCGAGCCAAGACCCGACCCTGAGCGACGACGACGTCAGGCTCGCGGAGAACTTGGCGGGCCTCCTTCGCGAAATCGGCGTGACCGTGCGGAGCGCCATAGCCACGGACATCGATCGCTTCGGGTACGTGAACACCGGGAACGGTGAGTTCCGCAAGCAGATACTCCACCGCGGAGAGATGGGCAGCCCCGTCGGGCAGGTCGCCATGATGGCGCTCCACACTGAGCGTGCGCGACCGGAGAAGGGCGACTACCTGAGCAACCCGCCGAAGGCCGTCATGGCGTGGCACGCCATCGTCACCGACCGCGCGTCACCGAAGACGGCGTTCCTCCTCCTCAACAAGGACCGGCGGGTCACCGGCCACGTCCTCGTTGCAGGCGATTTCAAGGAACTCATCGAGTCGCCAGACAACCGCGAGACCATCGCGGCTCTGAGCAACTTTCTGGCGGCGGCGGCGCACAACGAGGTGGCCGTCGTCAGCAACTCCATCGCCGGCCGTCGCTGGAGCGCGGAAGAGGCGCGCGCGGGCGCATCCGACACGCTGCGCGCCTACGGAGAACTGGCGCGGTCGTATCTCGGGAATCGCTCCGACATGCTCGACTTCATCCACGTCCTCAAGAACGAGGCGGGGGATGTCGCGGCGTTCTCCTACCGCGGCGACATGGCGGTCGAGAAGGCCAAGGCGAAGAAGTTCGAGGTCTCGGAGAACAAGCCCGGGCGCGGCCTCGGTGGCCTCCCGGCCCGCAGCGAAATCGTCAAGCAGGCGGAAGAGATCCTCGGGACGGCGATCCGGTACAAGCGCATGGGCAAGACGCCGAAGGCGGTGCGCGGGTTCTACCAGCCGGTCGGCGGGAACATCAGGATTCGGCGCCCGCTCCAGATGGACACGATCTTCCACGAACTCGGGCACCGTCTCGACCACCTTGTCTTCGGCCAGCAGGGACCGAATCTCGGAAGCGTACAGGCGCTCCGCCGGTTCCGCGCCGAACTGCTCCCGCTTGCGACGATCCCGGGCCCGGGTCAGGACGCGCTCCCCGAGGCGTTCGCCGAGTTCATGAAGCACTACGTCATGGACCCCGCGAAGGCCGCGCGCGTCGCGCCGACGTTCTACCCGTACTTCGAGACCTTCATGCAGAGCGCCAAGGACACCAAGGTCCTGCACGAAGGCATCCTCGCGCTCCGGGACCTGATGGGCGAGTGGCGCACGGGCGACAAGTGGGACCGGATGGGAAGCAGCATCGTGAGCGGCGAGATGCCGTTCCACCACTTCCAGCACGAGGCGACCTGGCGCCACCTCTACTCGTACACGTTCGACCAACTCCACTTCCTCCGGTGGGCGCAAGGGAAGATTGAGGCGCTCGCGGACGGCGCGCCGCTCCGCCCGGACCAGAACCTCAAGGTCCTCGCGACCACGATCACCGGCCGCATGGGGATCGCCGAGGTCATGGTCAACCACGGGATGACGACGTTCGGGAACCCGGAGCGCCGCGTCGGTCCCTCTCTGCGCGAGATCGCCGAGTCGGTCGGGAGCAAGTGGCCGAAGTACGAGTCGTACGTCAAGGCGCTCAGGACGCTCTACCTGATGAACCGCGACAAGATGGGCGCGAAGGAGTTCATCGGCGACTACGTCACCGACGACGACGTGCGCGGCATCGTGCGGGACGGAAAGGCCGACTTCCTCCATACCTACGGTCTCCAGAAGCAGTACAGCACGGGGCTGCTGCGCTACTACTTCGGGGCGGGGATGCTCACCGAGAAGGGCATCGCGGACATTGAGGCGCACAACCTCGTCTACTCGCCGTTCCAGCGGCTCATGGACCCGGAGGAGTTGTCGCGCCCGGGCGGCGGCGCCGGCACGGGCGGCCGGATGGCGAGCCTGTACCGGGGGCTCTACAAGTTGACCGGGAGCCAGAGGGAGACGTTCCCGGCGCTCGAATCGCTCCTTCGCATGACGCACACGATGGTCGACCGGGCGGAGAAGAACGCGGTCGTCGTCGCGCTTCTCGATCAGTCCAAGAACCTCAAGGACGCCGGCGTGCACCTCGCCGAGTGGGTCCCCGAGGAGAAGGTGCCTATCGAACTGCGCGTCGGGACGATCGCCTCGCGGCTCCGTCAGGAACTGGGCATCAAGATCCCCGGCCTGACCCAGGATCAGATGGACGAGTACCTGACCCTGTTCATGCCGTCGACGAGCTTGCCGAAGCCGCCCTACGTCTGGGCGTGGAAGAACGGGGTCCGCCGGTACGCCTGGATCAACCCGGACGTCTACGACGCCCTCATGAGCCTCGAGCGCGACCAGCTCCCATGGTTCCTGTCGTGGATGAAGGCCGGCCCGACTCTCGTGCGTGGCGGTGCCGTCGTGCTCAACCCGGGGTTCTGGGGATGGAACGAGGCCCGCAAACTCGCGACGGTCATTGTGCAGAGCCACCAGCCGTGGAAGAACCTCATGTACGTCCCGACCTCGTTCATCGACGGGCTCCTGAAGACCGAGCGGTATCACAAGTACATGGTGACCGGGGCGGCCTACGCGACATTCGTGCGCCAGACCCAGGACGGGGTCGCCGAGGCCGTGCGCCGGATGGTGGCCGCGCGCGCTCACCCGGTCGCCTTCTACTCGAATCCGGTGAACGCCATCCGTGGCATCTACTCGCTCGCCGGTCGCGTGCTCGCCGCGTCGGACATGGCGCCGCGCATCGCAGAGGCGCGCGTCCTCGGCCTCGACCAGGCGCAGGGGCGCGCCGATCTTCTGCCGATCGGCGCCGCCGCGGCGGACGTGACGCTCGATTACCGGCGGGTCGGGTCGAAGCTGAAGACGCTCTCCGGGGTGACCGCCTTCCTGACCGCGCACATGCAGGCCATCGACCGGCCGGTGCGCTTCGCGAAGGACCATCCGGCGCGCGCCGCTGGCGTCGCCGTCGCCGCGTTCCTCCTCGGGATCACGTACTACATGATGAACCGGGAGAAGAAGCAGTACCAGGACGAGGCGCAGGAGAACAAGGATCTCTACTGGTATTTCTATCCCAGCGACGAGGCGGACGACGCCGGCTTCCGGCTCCCGAAGCCCTACGCTTACGGCTGGTTCGCGACCGCGGCGGAGCGGACGATGGAGTCGATGGAGAAGCACCAGCCGGAGATGTTCCGCCAGTTCGCCGAGGACTTCGGGCGCGGCATGACACCCAACTTCGTGCCGACGATGCTCCAGCCACCCCTCGAAGTCCTGATGAACCGGAGCCTGAACACCGGCCGGAAGGTGCAACCCGACACGGGGCTTCCGCAGGAGCGCCGCTGGCCGTGGACGACAGAGAGCGCGGTCGACATCGCCCGCGCGATATCGAGCGAGGGCGCCGGCGTCAGCGGCCCGGTCATCGAACACCTCGCCGGCGGCCTGACCGGCGGCCTCGGGATGGACGCGCTCCGACTGTCCGACAAGTACATCCTCGGGGTCCAACCGAAGCGTCCGTCGTACCTGGCGGACGAGCCGGTCATCGGGCGCTTCTTCTCGCGGCAGCCGAACTTCTCGACGGACGCGGTACGCCGGTTCTACGAGGCGTGGGGGCCCGCGTCCGACGCCTACGCGAGCCAGTCCCAGGCGCGCGCCGAAGGGACGCAGGCGGTCATGGACTTCGAGAAGGCGTACGGGCACACCGGCGGCCATCTGCTACAGCGGTACTTCGAGATGCAGGGAGCGCACGCGGCGCTCGCGGCGGCGTGGAAGGAACTCGACCACCTCGACCAGGAGAACCTGAGCGACGAACAAAGGAAGGATCGGGAAGCGGCGATTGCCCGTAGAATTACGTGGGCAGCGAACATGGGTCTCGCGGCGATACGAAAGGCGCCGCAGTAGGGGGCCACGAATGACCGACGAGGAAGTCGCCGCAGCCTTCGAGAAGGCTATCGCGGACCACGCGAAGGACCTGCACGCCCCGGCCAGCATCGACCCGCAAGCCCTCCTGCGCGCCATCGCCATGAAGGAATCGACCCGGCTGTCCCGGTGGCAAGCGCCGCGCCATGAACAGTCCTACTGTTATGGCGGCAGCAACCACATGAAGAACGACCCCGGACAGAAGATGGTCGACTGGAAGTGGGGCTGCGCTGCTCACTCCTCGTGGAGCCCGTGGCAGATCATGTTCCGCACGGCCGTCGAACTTGGCTTCGACCCGACCCGCGACCCAGCGGATCTCAAGAACCCGCTCGTGGCCGTGGACTGGGTCGTGCTCTACCTCAACCGGCGCCTGTTCGATACGACGCCGACGCCGACGCTCGCCGATGCCTTCGATGCCTGGAACTCCGGCACCGCCAGCGACCGCAACGTTCCCGAGGAGTACATCAAGGAGGCGACCGCACTCTACGACATCATCGTCGCCAACGGGGGAAAGGGGTGGACGACGTAACCGGGGACGAGGATCGTCGCTTCATCTGTCCTGCGTGTAGTAGCAGGCACATCGAGATTTCAGGAGAGCCCCTACGCCTGCTCGCCGGGAAATCACTACAATGTCTCGAGTGTCGCTGTTTCATCGAGATCCGCGTCGACCCGACGGGGCGCGTCGAGACCTACCTGGTGCCGATTGGCGGGAAGCAGCACATGGAGGTGGCTCATGCCACGCAACGCGAAGAGGTCAGGCGCATCGCTCGAGCAGAAGTCGTCACAGTGCCTCACGTCCCTGGAGAAGACCGAGGAGCTGCTCGGCAGTCTCGTGGCCGCCGTACAGTCGGGCGCTACTTTGCCGGCCGTGACGGTCGACAAGATCGTAGCCAGAGTGATCCGCTTGGGAGCGTCCCTTGAGTCACTGACGCATCCCGCGGAGACCAAGCCGCCCGTGCCGGGGGCGACGCCGGAGGATGGCAACGGAGACGCGGCGTGATCCCGCTCGTCGCCGCGCTCGCCCTGACTGCCTGTCCCTACTTCTACTCGGCGCCGGAGAAGGCGGTGCCGGCGTGGATTCAGGCCATCACCAAGCACAAGATGAACGTCGTCGTCCTCGATCCGGCGCAGCGGTTCAACTGGATCGTGCCGCTCCGGTGGGACGGCAAAGTCAGCCCGGACAACGTCGACATCCTCTCGCAGCATGACGTGTCGCAGAAACTGAAGGCCGAGGAGGCGCTCGCGGTCTGCATGTGCGGGGGCAATACCAAGGTGGAGACAGCGGCGAAAGCGATCGTGCAGTGGCGCCACCACCTCAGTCGGGAGGCACCGTTCAACGGGCCCGGCGGGTGTCCCGTTTCACCGTGAACGACCCGGGCCCCGGGTGGGTCAACCTGATCTTTGGGGCCGTACTCCTGGTGGTGCTCGTCGTGCTGATCTGGGCCTACAGGAGGGATAGAGAGTGACATGGCTGCGCGACATGGCCGTTCTCGGGATCATCTTCTACCTGTTCCTGAAGGCGCAGAAGCGATGAACGGGAAAGAGTGGACCCTCCTAGAGATCGATGTCCGAGCCTTCATCGAGCGTGTGCTGAAGGAGCGGCACGATCTATACATGGAGAAGTTTCAGTCCAGCAAGGAAGCCGTGACTACGGCCCTGGCTGCGGCGAAGGAGCAGACCGCTTCCGCCTTCGCATCTTCTGAGAAGGCAGTTGGCAAGTCCGAGGAGAATCAGAAGGAACTGAACCAGAAGAACAACGAGTTCCGCCAGCAGTTGAAAGACCAGGCTGAAGCGGCGAGCCGCGACTTAATGCCGCGCCTTGAGGTTCAGGCAATCGTCAAGAACCAGGATGAGAAGATCGATGCACACGGAGTCGCCATCGGGAAACTTCGTGAGGAGTTGAGCATGACGGCCGGGCGGGCAACACTAGCCGATCCTCAGTTGGCTCAACTTCTGATCGAGGTGAAGGCGTTGAACAGCGGCAGGTCCCAGGCGACCGGCGCGAGCAACATCGTCGGGCCGCTGATAATCGGTCTGTCGGTCATGGCCGCCGGAACAATCTTTGCTGTTGCCTGGGCCTTCGTCCAGAGCCGCGGCGGACAATAGGAGGTCGGAAATGCTCTCTCTCGTCATTACACTGGTTGTGATCGGTATCTGTCTGGGACTCCTGAACAAATACGGCCCCACGTTCGGTCTCGACGGCAAGATCCTCACGATCATCAACGTCGTCGTGCTCATCTGCGTCATCGTCTGGCTGCTCTCCGTGTTCGGACTGTTCAACGGGTTCCACGATGTACCCGTGCCGCGGGTGCATTAATGGACGACCGCAACCAGCCAGAGGAGCATCGCCATACCAAGCACATCACCGTGAAGATCGACGGTCCGATTCGGATCGTCCTCGAGCAGGCACCGCCACAGACCAGTTCGGCTCCCGTGACCATGAGGGCCACGATCGGGCCGTTCGTTCCGAAAGGCAGTTCAACCCCAGGAGGCACGATTCTCATGGCCCACGACGTCACCAAGATCAACGACGACCAGAAGACCACGATCCACATCACCGAGATCGACACCGCCGACAACAAGCCGGCGAAGATCGACGGCCCGATCGCCTGGAGTTCGAGCGACACGAGCCTCGCCACGGTCGTGCCGTCCGCGGATGGCATGTCCTGTGACGTGATCACGGGCGTGTCGACCGTGCAGGACGCGCCCGTGGACATCATCGCCACGGCCGACGCGGACCTGACGGCGGGCGTCTCGACGTTCCAGGACGTGTTCCCGTTCCAGGTCAGCCCGGCGGCCGGTCGCGCGGCGCAGTTCATCGCGACGATCGATCCGCCGAGTCCGAAGTAGGCCACGTTCACTCGGGAGCCCGGTCGCGTCCTCATCCCGCGCGTCCGGGCTCCCATTCCGGGAGGTGCCGCGATGGGCGAAGGCAGGCGACAATATACGAGCTGGCCCGTCGCCACCTTTGCAGCCGTGCTCGTGGCGTGTGGCAGTTTCCTGGTGTGGTACGGGACACGCGAGAGGGCCCACCAGTCGGAGACCGACCGCATCGCGTCTTTGGAGTCAGCGAACAAGAAGCTCGAGGAGCGGCAGGGAGCCTCTGAAGTGCGGCAGGAAAATAGCGACTCCCTCCAGACGTGGACCGTCGTAGTGCTCTCCATGATCGCGGACAGACAGGGGATCAAGAATCTCCCGCCAATCCCCCTGATGCGTCCCGTCCCGCGCGTAACGAGTTGGGTGGCGCCGCAGCCCGTCAAGACGGGGAGCGACAGCGTGATGGGCCTCATATTCCGGCTCGAGGAGGCACGGCGACAAGAGGACCAGCCGGCAAACGCAACAGGAGGTCAGCGATGACGATCGACGACAACAAGATGACGAAGGGCGAAAAGTGGGTGGCCGCGGCGATCGTGACGTTCCTGGTGGGCGGTGGCGCCCTGATGCTCACAAAGGCGCACAACGCGCCGCCCCCGAGCGAGGCGCCGCAGGGGAGACTCCACGATGGCGTCATCAGCGAGCAGACGTTCCCGGCCGGGTTCGACGTGACCGGGGAGCCGGACACGGGCCACCTGTGCCACGGCCTCGAGCACATGCTCCCGGGCGGGAAGACGGAGACGTTCAAGTTCCACCGCATCATGGACCGCGACTTCCGTGACGGGACGGTGGCGGACAAGGAGCGTTGGATCACCGCCGACGTGAGCGATGACGCTTCCGAGGTTGGGATCGCGTGCGGAGGAGGTGGCGGCGAGGAGTCGCCGTTCTTTTCCCCGGCCTACGCTGACACGCGCAGGTGTGATGATTGCGGCGGTGACGGGTGCATCGCCTGGACCTGTCCCGCGACCTTCCACGAGAACACCACGCCGCCCTGCTCACTGAACGGGTCGACGTGCGCGATCACCTATCTCTGTTGCCCCGGACCTGGATTGACCTGCGTGCCCTCGTGCTGAACTCCCCGCCGCTCTGGCTGTTCGCGGTCGGAATTATCTGCGGCGAGTTGTATCAGCAATGGCAGTGGATCGTCCGCCACCCCGGAGCGAAGTGGCGCGGCTACTGGAAGGTCGGGGTCCCGCACCTTCTCGGCAACAGCATCGTCATCGTCGGGACGTACGTCCTATGGTCCGCCGGGCTGCTCGACAAGGCGATCAACGCCGTCATCCCAGAGAAGATCGCTGGTGTCTGGTCGAACGTCGGCATCCCATTCACGCCCCAGGTCGGGTTCTTCGTCGGCGCCGGAGCGGATGTCTTTGGCGATCAAGTCGCCTACATGATCCGGCTCCTGATTGGGAGGTGGTGGCCCTCGACCGCCTCGACCATCGCCCCTGCGTCGACCCCGGCCGCACCGCAGCCCCCTGTTCCTGCGCCGCCCGGACCGTGATAGCCTTCCGTGCCGTGAACCTGGGTGGAGCAATGGTAGCTCGTCGCGTTCATACCGCGAAGGCTGCGGGTTCAAGTCCCGCCCCAGGCACCATCCTCCCCACCAACCAAAAGGAGACCGCATGAAGATCCGATCCGCTCTGTTCGCCGTCCTGCTCATCGCCGTCGCCGTCCCTGCATTCGCGCAGACCACCGTCCCGCCGCCTCCGGCCCCGTGGCAGCACAAGACGCAGGAGATCATCGGCTCGCTCGACATCGCCAACGACCAGGCGTCGAACCACACCGTCGTCTCGATCGAGACGAGCTGGGCCTACTACACCAGCGACAAGACCGAGGTGGGCGCGGTCGTCTCCGTCATCAAGGGCCGCGTCGACGCGCAGGGAAACGCCGTAGACGGCTACGGAGCGGGTCCGTTCTACATGTACAACCTGCCGAAGCTCAAGAAGGGCAACTTCTACATCGGCGGGTACAGCCAGGCGCTCACGGGAGACCTACTCGACGCCGCGAAACTACAGGCCGCGACGATCGGTGGCTACCGGCTTTACATCGGGAAGTCGAGCGCGATCAGGATCGAGGCGTTCCATACGGCCGCGCTCGCCTCGAACAACCCTGACGGTGGGCAGCCGCTCAACTCGAACGGCGTCCGCGTCGGCTTTTCGTTAGGTGTGGGACCCGGAACCGTGGTCAACTGATGGGCTTCGCGGACCTCATGGAGAAAGCCGACGGCCCCGGCGCAATCGGTACCGCGCCCGTCATCCCGGCGACGCCGCCTCCTCCGCAGCGCCTCGTCGTCCTGATTCCCGGCATCCACGAGGGGAGGGAGAAGGCGCTGCGCTGGATGCAGCCGTTCGCCGACTTCCTCGCGTCGCCCGGAACCGAGGTTCTGATCTACACCCACGCCTGGCTCTCGGCGCTCGCCACCTTCCTACCGGGCATCGGGAACGTCGTCAGGGAGCATCAGGTCCGGAAGTTTCAGGTCTGGCTCGCGGCCACGCTCGTGACGCGCCCAGGGGCTGTTGTGGACGCCGTAGGCCACTCCTTTGGGGGCTATATCCCTTTCGCGGCCATGACCGCCGAGGGAGGCCCTGGAGCGGTCTACAGGCGCTTGGCGCTGATGGCAGCGACCGTCTCGAGCCGGGAGGACTTCAAGAGCGCGGTGGGGCACTTCCAGGCCATCCTGAACCTCTACAGCACGACCGACACGGTGGTGCTCCTGTCGACCATCGGACAGGCCGGGCGCATCGGCTTCGCCAACGGCATCCCGTTCGACCGGAAACTCGGCAAGCACGACACCGACCCGATGGTCCGGAACCTCGACTGCACGCCGTACCGCCACCGGGACTACGAAAACCCCGGCGAGGCGTGGGACGCCGTGCGGGCGTTCCTGGCGACCTGAAGTTCGTGTAAGTTGCCGCCGTAAAGGAGAACCCCATGTTCAAGAGAAACATCTTCCCGTTCTTGTCGCTCATCGCCATCGTGGCCCTCGGGGCTGTCTTTCTCATGGGGGCAAGTTCGAGCACGGTGCGCGGACAGTCCCCGACGAACGTGGCCGTGACGTTGACGACCGGAGGAACAGAATACTGCTCGACCATGACCTCCGAGACGGTCGCGTTCGTGGCCCACAATCGCCAAGGGCACGACATGAAGCTCGCTTTCGCGACCGGGGGCACGAACACCTCCAACTACCTGACTCTCGTCGGAGGCACCTACTGGGGCGGCGACATCTTCCTCAAGAACGGCGAAGTCATCTGCTTCCAGTCCGCGGCGAGCGGCGACGTAGCCGAACTCGTTCTTCTCCATTAGGAGGCCACCATGACGCGCCGTGAACTGATCCTCTGGGTGCTCCTGATCAGCGTGTTCACGATGGGGGCCTTCTGGGGCAACTCCATCACGATGTACAAGTCCGGTCGCATCTCGTTCACTCCCGGAGCGAACCGCATGTCGATCCCGCAGTGCCCTGCGGGATACGCCGGGATGGAGAATGGGACGATATGCTTTGACTACACCGCCGTGAAGCCGGTCTTCGTCATCAAGGACGCGAACGGCCCGAGGTCACTCTGATGCGCCACGCGCTCGCGGTCCTCGGGCTGCTCGTCCTCGCAAGCCTGCCGGCCTCGGCGGCCTCCTACTACTTCTCCGACTGCGGCTGTGACCCCGCTGGCACCGCGAAGCAGGCCGATGCCTGCAACCGTCCGACTCTCGCCGACGCCTACTGTGCTGGCGACTTCAGCGACTCCGGGACGTTCTACTGCGGCAAAACGTGCGGCGGCTTTCCACCGATCTGTCTCGATGCCTGCACCGGAGCGACCGCCGTCGCCACCTTCAACTGTGGCGGGGCGATCCCGAATGGCGGCCAACTGGCGAACCCATGGTGCCTCGCCCCGGAATCGTTGCCGAACGGAACCGTCGTCTCGACCCGTAACTCCTTCGCCGCGATGCAGGATGGTGGTGCTGGATCGAACCTGACTACCGAGCTCGCCGCCGGCGACACGGTGAACCTCTGCGCCGGTTACTGCGATGGGCAGGGCTCGGCGACTTGGTATATCCAGCCAGGAGTCAAGACGTGCGTTGGGGGGAGCAATGCCGGGGCGACGTGCTCTACCGGCGGCGATTGCAACAGCGGATCCTGCGTCCTCACAACGTTCCTCGGCGTTCGCAACGCCGGCACCGATTCCTCGCATCAGATCACGATCCAGCCCTACCCCGGCGAAACGGTCGCGCTCGTTGGCGACAGTAACCATAACGGCATATGGGATTCGGGCGAGGTGGTGTCGTGGATGAAGGGCAACACCACGGCCCCGAATGTCATTCCGAATTGGTGGAAGTTCGAGGGCGACCCGAACAATACCGGTACCACTCACTTGAGCTTCGGCAAGGTCAACGGCAGCACCACCCCGGCTATGTTCGATGTGGCTGGAAACTTCGCTGGGCTGGGAAACTTCACCATGCACGGCGTCGAGGTCTATGGCGACGTGCCGGCGATTTGGAACGGAGCGGACTTTGGCGGGGTGCAGGGATCATGCAACAGCGGCGACGGCGCCTACACCCTCCACTTCGACAACATGAATACCGGCACGGTCAGCATCACCAACAACTACTTTCACGACATCTGCGGCATCCTCAACCGACTGAATCGCAACAACACGATTGCGATGCCAACGGCTTCGGTGTTCAAGTTCGACAACAACCGGGTCGTCAACGTCGGGTCGGTGTCATCGAGCAATGTGTTCTCGATTCGTGGGCAGTACGACGCCTCCACGACCGCCGAGGTCATTGGCAATACGATCACCGACTCTGGCGGCATCACCTTCCGCGACAACTACCAGCATGTGACCGTGACCGACAATACGATTAAGATGACCGGGCGCATCATCAACGGCACGAACGAGGTCGCCATCGCCTTTCGCAATGAGGACGCCGGCCCGAACTGCACACAGACCTGCTCGATCAGTGGAGATGATTGCGGCAATATCGGCGCTTGCGCGGGAGGCGCCGGGTCTTGCACCGGCCCCGCCGACTGCTCGATGGACGACATCTACGTCGCTCGGAATCTCATTCTCGGAGCCGCGCATGTGGCTTACGCGCAGCCCGCGTTACCCAATCCCGGCGACATCATCACGGGGATCAACATCACGGGTTACTATAACCACGGCGGCGCGACCGCCTATCCCACCCGTTTCGTCATCGAGAACAACATGATCGGCTACCAGCAGGAGCGGGTCGATGGATCGCAGTGCGGTTCTCTCGGTGGGGCGGGGATCTACTGGCAGTCGCCGACGACGGGGGGCGTCATCCGCAACAACACGCTCTACAAGAACTCGCACCCAGCCATCCTCTGCAACGGCCCGGTTGCCTTCACTGACAACATCGTCGCCGCTGGTGGCAACCCTGTCATCCTGAACGCCGGGGCGACCGCATCGACAATTCAGTACAACGACCTATACGGGCCCTCGACGATCCTCAATAACAATGGTACGACGTACGCCTGCGCCGCTGCCGCTACAATCGGCACGGGCGACATCTGCTCCGCGCCGATCTTCGCTACCTGCGACAACACGACTTACTGCTCGACGATCTCGGGGGCGCCTTCGACTTGGGATCTCCATCTCTCTGGCGCGCAGGCGTGTGTCGATGCGGGGGCTTCCTGCTCGTGCTTAGATTTCGAGTCTCAGGCACGTCCAGGCGTCTGCACAACGACGGTGCCGACTTGTGACATCGGCGCCGACGAGTGGTTCTCGTCTTTCACCGCGAATCCGAGCTTCATCCTTCTCCCCCTGCCGCCGCCCTCATCGGCGGCGCGCTAAGGTGACGACGATGCGACGACTACTCCTCTCCCTCGTGCTCCTGATTGGCTCCGCTGTGGTCGCTCAGGCCGCCACCTGCACCCTCAATGCGACATGCGTCGCCGATGCCACGCACGCCCCCTGCGAGTGCAATAGCGCCGGTAGTTGGACCGACTGCGGCCACGTCCCGACTCAGGCGACGTCGGACGTATGGAGCGTACCGGCCGGGAAGCAATGCTTCTGGAAGACCGACCCGAACACCCTCGGGGGCACCGGCACGATCAGCGGGACGATGGAGTTCGACGAGACGACCTCCGGCCGTGACGCCTCCGGGTTCCGCAACCTGACCGTTACGGGGGTCGCTGGTGCCGACATCACCATCGCCTCGGGCGGCAAGCTCGTCATGCGCCGCGGCGATCGGCTCAAGTGTGACTCGACGACCGATGTATGCGAGATCGTCGTCAACGACGGGGGACTCCTCGATGTCGAGGGCGACACGTTCGATACGACCATCGCAGCGGGCGGTGTCGCCACCTCCACGCCGGGCGGTGCCTGCGGTGCTGGACCGCAATACGTCCTCACTCTAACCGACCCACTCGTCCTCCCGGCCTCCGCGACCGCCGCTACTCAACTCATCGGCCGCCGCCTTCTCTTCAAGTCGGGGCAGATGGTGGACCGCCAGTTCGAGATCACCACTGCCGCGCTACAGGCTGCCCCGCTCCCGACGACCCCGCCGCGTGTCGTCAGCGTCACGATCTGCCCCGACGCCACCGACACGGCGAACGGTATCTTACAGCGGCTCACTCCGCACGCGACCTTGGCGGCTCGCACCAAACCGGCGGCGCACCACCTCCAGCCGTCCATTGGCGCGAACGCGGCCTGCACAGGCGCGGACGCCCCGGCGACCTTTGGTTGCTGCACCGGGGCCGGGGCTGGCTACTGCTCCCTCGTCGCTCCACTTGCCGGTGACGCCATCACCATCATCCGCGATGCCCACATCGTCGAGAGCGCGGGCGGGAAGGGGATCTGGATTCACACCGCGACCGGCGGCACCACGACGCCCCCGGTGTTCAGCGCGGTCAATTTCGCCCTCCGCGATGCCGACACCAACACCGACGCGGTGGTGCGGATCAGCGCGAAGCAGAACGGTGTCGCGACGAAGCCGTACACCTATATCAACCTCCACGACTCGAACGCCTCCAACGGATTCAAGGTCGAGGGCTTCCAGAACGTCGTCTGGATGTGGGGGGTGTGTCACGATGAGCAGGCGAACGCCGGCACGACGCAGGGCTGCTTCTACCTCGACGGCCTCCAAGCCGGGACGAATGGCTGCTCCGCCGGCTGCCCCTACGACAGCTCGATCTTCTCCCACAACGAGGGCTTCCGCTGCAAGCAGAATTGCCTCGCCTACGGCTCAAGTGACGCGACCGCTTCCCTCGGCGCGGCCGGCGACTACAACCTCGTCTACCAGGGCTGCGCCGCCGGTTCGGCTGAGTGTCACGGCTTTGAGATGGCGCAGGCTGGTTCGGCGGCAGGGAGGGTCTCCCACGCTACCGGCAACGTGACGTACGACCTGTACGTCAACGGGATCAACAGCGAAGGCGCTCACTCTGGCGGCTCCGCTCTCGGTGCGGCCGTCGTCAACGACTCCTTTACTGTCAACGTCACCGGCCCGGGCGTCGGACTCGGCCCGAACGATGTCGGCACACGCAACTACGTCAGCCATACGAAAGTCTCCTCCGCCGCCGGCACGCAGAGTTCCATCGCCGGCAAGCACTACAGCGGCATCTACAAGAACGCCAATCTCGGCAACGTGACCCCCGGTGCGATGATCTTCGATCCCGTCGCGGTCTACGGGACCTACTTCATGCCGCTCGATGATGTGCTCGTCGGCGGGACCGACTGTCCTGGTACGGACAATCAATGCACCAACTCGACGCTGCAATTCATCAACGTCGCCTCGCCACCGCCGCTCGTCTTTATCCTCGACAACATCCTCGGCCCGCTCGCGCTGACGGGCGCCTCGGGTGATGCCTGCGGCTCCATCGGACTCACCTGCTCGGGCAGCGGCTCGCCGGTCAACTTCGGTCTCACTATCGGCCACAACGTCTACGACGACCGCAACCGGATGGTCGTCGAGTCAAACGGTCGCCATCGCTTCATCTTCGAGGGCTTCGGTGGCGGTTCAGGCAGCGGCAACACCTTCACCCTCTACGACAACGCCTACATGGGCGGGGCCACGGGGGTCAACTCCATCGCACCTTCCGGCCCCGGCACCTGGAACGTCACGAACACTTGGGTCAAGAACACGACCACAAGCGGCGTCGATGCGTGGAGCGACCCGAATGGCGCCCTCACCACGAACACCCTTTACACCCGCGTCCCGTCGCTCGACTACTTCGGCGCCGCCTACTCCAATTTCACTCTCCCCGCCGGCGCTCCGATGCTGACCTCCGGCACCAACCCTGCCGGGTCCGCTGTCGGCCCGCGAGGCTTCCTCTACAACCGCAACGCGATCAACTCCCCGTGGGGATACGGCCTCCCGTTCGATGGCGAGATGCCGACCAACTTCTCCAACGGTTCCTGCACCGTGACGCTCAACGGCATACCGACGGTCGAGCCCTGCGGCACCGATACCGACGGCGACGGCGTTCTCGATATTCACGACGACTGCCCCACGGACTTCGACCCGGGGCAGTTCGACGCCAACAGTGACGGCGTCGGGGACGCCTGTCAGTGAGCATAGAGAACATCTAGCCACAACCCAACCCCGCGAGTGAGCCCGGCCGGTCTAGACGGCCGGGATTTTTCTTTGGCACGAACATCGCATGCCGAAATAAACCTTGACACGCGGGCAGACTGACGGCAGTATCCGTCGCATGACAAGAACAGCGGGCACCGACAGGGAGTACGAGGCGGCCTACCACGCGGCGTACAAGCGCAAGATCGCCAGGAAGAAGTGGCTGGCGCGCATCGCGTTCGCCGAGGCGAGACTGAAGGGCGAGAAGACACCCGCCATCCGCGACAAGATCCGGGCCGTCATCGCCGAGTACAAGGCGAAGCTCGACGTCATCGAGACGATCGAGCGGCACTCCGGATTCGTGCCTCGCGGGAATCGCTGGTACAACCACAGTAAGAAGGGCGCGTGACCGCCGAGCGCCTTGGACCGCGCGCGCCCCGCTCTCGTCGCGGGGATCCTTACCGCCCGCGGTCGGCGGGTTCGCCGACGGGACCCCGGGTGCCCCCGCCTTCTGGAATCAAGCCGGGGGCGCTCGGGGTGGTCCCGGTGCGCCTCATGGTCATCTCGAAAATTCTTGAGGCGGTGTCCGATCTGACGATGTGGCAACTCGCGCATCTGGATCGCCTAGTAATCACGAAAAGGTCGGGTCGCTTTGTCGTCAGTTCCAAGATGAAGAAGAAGTTCCGTAACCCGTACAGGAAAAATGGCGCCGGATGCACCCTCCCAGAACGCGGAAGGATCGATAGGTCGGAAGGTATCTTTTGCGCAACGCATGATCTCAAGGAGCCGAAATGATCGAAGGATTCCTCCGCCAGTCCGCCCTGCCGCCGCGCATCGCGAAGATCCGTCTCGGCGTCAAGCGCACGAACCAGTCCGGCAAGGAGTACCCGTCGGACACGGATCACTTCGTCCTGACCGACTGCCCCGAGGTCGGCAAGCGGTACGGTGACAAGCCCCAGGCCCTCGTCGTGCTCTTCGCCTCGGACGCGATCGAGTACAACTTCCCGACCCGACTCGAGGCGTGGAAGGGCGCCGGTGCGCAGGCGGGGCAGCCGTCGAAGGCGTCGCTCTTCTGTTGGAGCAACGGCCGGGACGCGCACCGCATCTACGTCGGCGACAAGGACCCCACGGGCCACGGGTGGGTGCAGGCGATGGACGCCGACGACCGCCCCGACGTCGGCGAGATGTTCGACATGCCGTGCCCGTATCGCGAGTGCCCCTACTACGAGAAGAACCAGTGCAAGGAGGTCGGGCGCCTCAATGTCGTGCTCCCGGAGGTCACGCTCGGCGGCATCTACCAGATCGAGACGTCGTCGGCCTACGGGGCGTCGAACCTCCTCGACATGATCGACTCGACGCTCGACGAGAAGAACGAGCCGCGCGGGTGGGCGATGAAGATGACCCGGTCGATGGAGCACCCGCTCGGTCACATCGCCTGGACGGTGCCGTTCATCCTCGAGCGCGTCCCGCAGAATATGCAGCACGACGGTAAGGCGATGATCAAGCACGTCCTTCGGCTCCGGCCGCTCGACGACCCGGAGAAACTCGCCGGGCTCAAGATTCACGTTCCGGCGTGGATGACCGGGCGCAACGTCTTTGCCCAGTTCGGGCCGCCGCCCGAGGACCACCCGCAGGACCTCTTCCCGCCCGTCGCGACCGACGCGCCGCCGCAGTTGCCGCCGGCCCGGGTCGTCATCGAGACCGCCCCGGTCGCGCCCGCGGCGCCGGCACCCGTGGACGAAGTGACGGAGTGGGCGAAGAAGGCAGGCATCACGACCGCGGGGCTCGAAGGACTCAAGCTCGCGATGCGCGGCGACGTCGGGAAGATCGTCGCCGAGCTCAAGGGGCGCGTCGAGAGGAAGACGAAGAAGGATGCGCCGAAGCCCGCGCCCGCGACCGCCGCTCCACCGAAGCCGCTGCCCGCCACGAAACCGCAGCCCGACGAGCCGGAGGGTCCGGGCGGCCAGACGGACCTGGTGTTCTGATGATGGCGAGATGCAGCGTCTACATGTGCATGGAGGAGGCGATCAGCGTTTACTGCACAAACGAGGAGGGTCGCACCTTCGGGGTCTGCGCCAAGCACGTTCGTGAGGCTAACCAGCACATGCGCGCCGTCGAGGGGGACGTGGACAGAAAGTACAGGCTCGGGGTGTGCGCGTCCGAGGGATGCGACAACAGGCAGTCGTCCTACAACATCTGGTGCCTGAGCCACCAGCCGCGAATGTCGATGCCCATCCCGCTCAAGACCCTCATCGAGCACAACAGGGACGTACAGCGCGACGTGGGCATCGACCTATCGGCCGGTGTCCGGTGCGTAGCCTGCGGCATGGAACTGATCTACTCCCATTCGGCGTGGAAGAACGCAACAGCCGTGCCGACTGCTCCGCTGATACGCAAGAGCGTGACGTGCCCGTGGTGCGATTGGGAGGGAACGAAGCTCGACCCGAATCCAGACTACAAGTCGAAAGGAGCACATGCGCCAAGCCCTGTCCCACAGCCGGATTGAACTGTTCGAGACCTGCCCCCGGAAGTACCGCGCCATCACGATCGACAAGATGCCGTGGAAGAAAGGCATCCCGCTCTACGCCGGCGGGTTCCTCCACGACCTCGCCGACGGGTACATCAAGGCCATCGGAGAGGAGGGCCGCCAGACCGACCTCGAAGGCGGGATGAAGTTGTTCGCCGACCGCTGGCTGGCGCGCCACGAGCACGAGGAGTTCAAGAACATCCCGGAGCAGGAGGCGAACCAGCTCCTCGAGGCGTGGACCGGGTTCCTGGAGAACCACGTCTTCGACTTCGAGACCGTCGTCGGGTCGGAAATGGAAGTCGCCCTGACGGAGACGTGGGAGCCGACCGACTGGTTCGCGAAGGACGTCTTCTTCCGCGCCAAGATGGACCTCGTCACCCTCCCGGACGACAAGCCGACGATCACCGACTTCAAGTCGTCCTACGCCGTGCCGGGGAAGGACGAGGCCGAGAACAGCCCGCAGTTGCGCCGCTACGTCATGGCGCTCCTGTCGACCCCCGGGAAGCTCGGCGCCGCGGAGGAGTACCGGGTCGTCCTCGACTTCATCCGGCCGAACGTGCAGCGCGAGGTGATCCTGCCGCGGGGCGTCGGGATGGAGGAGCGCGAGCGCACGATGGCGATCAGCGACGCGATGGAGAAGATGATCGCCAAGAACAGCAAGGACGCCTGGCCGGCGCGCCCTGGGAACGAGTGCGGCGACTGTCCGCTGTTCGCGAACGGGTGCCCGGCGCAGAACCTCGCCGAGCCGGAGCGCGGGATTCAGGACCCCGAGTCGGCCGAGACCCAGTTCGCCCGGCTCATCATGCTCAACGAGGAGGCGAAGCGGATCCGGGGCGCCCTGGAGTCGTACACGGCGAACGCAGGGACCGTGAGGGGCGGCGGCGTCGAGTTCGGCCCGAAGGTGACGGAGGACTACGAGTGGGACGTCCTGACGCTCCGTGAGTGGGCCAACCGGAACGGCATCAGTATCGAGGACATCGTGCGCACCCGCTCGCGCACCGACCTTGAGAAACTCGCCAAGAAGTCGGCCGACAAATCGAAGGCGATGGCCGAGTTGCTTGGCATCGCGACCATCAAACGCGGGACGGAGTACCGCATCAGGAAGGCGGCCATCGAGTGAAGATCGACTCCCTCTCCATCGAACGCCTCCGCAGCCACGTCAAGACCGACCTCCAGGGACTCGCCAACGTCGTCTTCTTCCTCGGCCAGAACGCCGCCGGGAAGTCGACGATTGTCGACGCCGTGTCCATCGCCCTCCGGGGGACCTGCCGCGGCTTGAACGAGGCCGGCGCCGGGGTCGAGCACCTCGTCACGAACATCGGCCCGATGCAGGAGACCTCCTGTCGGGTGACCCTACAGACAGACCTCGGGGTCATCACGAGGGAACTCCCGGGTCAAGGAGTCAAGAGCGCCGTCCAGGCGCAGATCGACGGGATGTTCGCCGGCGACCGGACCGTCCCGCTCGACCTCCGGGTCCTCACCGAGACGCCCCGGTTCCTTGAGTGGCCCGCCAGAGACCAGCAGGTGTGGCTCCAGAAGGTCATGACGCCCCGACTGCCGGCGGGGTGGGCCCAAGGGATGATGGGAGACGATTTCGCGTTCTTGGAGCCCCTCAGGCTCGACTGGACCGATCCTGCGACGCTCGACCGGGCGGAGAAGTTCACCCGGGAGCGCCGCGCCCAACTCAAGAACGCCCTCGAAGGGGTCGAGACGGTCAACCTCGATCAGTTCCCGGAGTCGTGGAAGAAACTCACGATCCCCGAGGCCGAGACGCAGGTCGCCAACGCCGAGCGGTCCCTCGGAGCCCTCCGCCAGCAGGTGAACGCCGGGTCACCCGACCTCGACGCCCTGCAACGGATGGCGACGCTCGCGACCGACGCCATGGGCCAGGCCGCCACCCTCCACCGCGCCGCCCAGGAGGAGCCGGAAGTCGACCTGAAGGCGCTCAAGGCCAAGGTCAAGAAGGCGGGCGAGAGTCTCGAACGGGCCCGGGACCTCCTGTCGACCGCCAAGGCCGAGGCCCGGGGGCTCGCGGCGGTCGAGGGGGAACTCGAGACCCTCAAGGCGAACGACGTCTCGGTCTGCCAGGCGTGCAAGCGCCCACTCGATACGGACAGCAGACGCGAGCGTATCGAGCAACTCGAGGCGGCGGTCGCGGTTGGGCGCGCCGCGGCCGAACGCGAGAGGAACCTCGGGCCGGACATCGAGCGCCTGTCGAAGGAGTCGGCCGAACTCGGCTCCGCGCTCCTGAAGGCGACGGGGCGCATGGAGCGCATCGCGAAGACGAAGGCCGACTGCGACCGCGCGGAGTACGCGGCCGGCGAGGCGTCGAAGATTTACGACGAGGCCAAGGCGAAGGCGCTTCCGCAGGAGGAGCGTGACGCCCTCCACGCCCGCATCACGAAGGGGGAAGGCATCGTCGCCCAGATGCGCTCCTACATCTCGTCCCGCTCGGCCCAGGAGAAGCTCGACCGCACGCTCGCCCTGAGCCGTCGGGAACTCGCGGTCGCCGAGCGGCTCGTCGAGAAACTCGGCCCCGGCGGTATCCGCAACGAGGCCCCCGGGTCGGCGTTCGCGCAGTTCCAGTCCGAGTTCCAGCAGATCGCCGACTCCTACGGGCTCGCGGCGAACCTGACGCTCGACCCGTACGCGCTCATGGTGAACGGGCGGCCGACGTCACTCCTGTCGTCCTCCGAGCGGCTCATGGTCGGGTTCGCCTTCCAGGCCGCCGCGGCGCGCGTGACCGGTGTGCGGTGGATGGCGTTCGACAACGCCGACGTCCTCGACGACGCGCACCGGCGCGTCCTGCACCAGCTCCTCGCGGGAGAGATCGTCGACCAGGTGTTCGTGTGCGCAACCCTGAAGATGCCCGACGACAAGTTCGTCGTCCCGAAGCCGATTCCCAACTGGCAGTTCTACCTCGTCCAAGCCAAAGACGGCGTGTCGAACGTCCGTCTTATCGCGTGAAAGGAGAGTCAATGGACTCAGGCACCGGAGCGTTTATTTCCTTGGCGGTCATGCTGCTCATTGTCGTTGCGCTCCTCGGGATGTGGGGTTGTCCGCAGTACGCGGTCTACCAGCAGCGCCTCGAAGGGGAAGCGGAATTGGCGAAGGCCAACTACTCGCGCCAAGTCGCGGTCGTCGAGAGCGAAGCGAAGAAAAACAGCGCCGAGAACCTCGGGCAGGCCGAGGTCATACGTGCCAAGTATTTGGCACAGGCGAACACGATCGTCGGCGACAGTCTGCGCGGACGCGAGGAATACCTGCGCTACCTGTGGATCCAGGGCATCGACCACGTCACCGGGCAGATCATCTACGTGCCTACCGAGGCGAACCTCCCAGTTCTCGAAGCGAGCCGGTACATGATGCCCCAACCTTCACGGCCGGCGAGAGGGAGGTGACCATGCGCACCAACGAATCCCGAGAACTGAAGGTCGAGCTCACCGAGAAGGAAAAGCTCGAGTACGGCCAGAAGGTCGCCCGCGAGTGCCAGCTCCTCGCCGGCTGCGAGGAGGAGAAGGCCGAAGCGTCGAGCGGGTTCACCGCGCGGATCAAGGTCCACAAGGCCGAGATCAACTCCCTGTCGACCGTCCTGCAACAGGGCTACGAGTACCGCCAGGTGAAGTGCGAGCGGATCATCGACTACAAGAAGGGCACGCTCGTCGTCATCCGCCTCGACACCGGCGAGGTCGTCCAGGAGCGCGAGCTCAACGAGGCCGAGAAGCAGCGCAACCTGCCGATCGAGCCGACGGCGACGGCGGGGCCGGAAGACAAACCGACGATCGAGGTGTGACGTGGCGAGCATCGCACAGAAACACGCCGAGCACATGAAGGGCCTGCGGGCGTACTCGCGGGTGCTCAACGACAAGACGCGCGAGGCGCAGGTCCGCGTCGAGAGTCCGACCAACCCCGGCCGCATTCTCGCGTTCGTCCTCGAGGACGGCAGCGTCTACACCCTGGAGTTCAAGCTCGACCCGGTCGAGTGCCAGGCGCTCGCGACGTGGCTCCTCGTCGTGACCGCCGGGCACGAGTACCTCAAGATGAACGAGCCGGAGGCGGACTGATGGCGAAGCGCGCGACGAGGGGGAAGGCGAGGGAGTGGTGGCTTAACATCGGCGGCCAGAACTGCGCCCTAGGTCCGGCATGGGGTGAGAAGCGCAATGCCGCCGCTTATCGAAAACTCCTGGGAGTAAAACTGGTGGAACTGGTGAAGGTCCGCGAAGTGCGGCCAAAGGTGAAGCGGCGTGGCTGACAAGGTGAGTGACGCGACGGGGCGAATCAGCGACGAGGAACTGGACGCCATCGGGAAGCAGTATGGCTTCTACTCCCACTTCTATCCGGCGGCATCCAAGAGCGGGAGGCACGAGTACCCTCACCGCGACATGATGCGAGACCTGCTCGCCAGGGAGGGGGAACACCTAATCCGTGCCGCCGACGTTCTAAATACCGAGACGGGTGGGCGCGCGGTATCCATCGCAACCATCGAGCGCCTGCTCGGCGTTCCGGCCAGAGAGGAGACGAGGGGATGAGCGTCAGGGACCTGGAGCGACAAATCGTGGCCGAACTGCGGGAGGTGACCGGGCTGCGCCATCTCCGTCTCAAAGACCTGATGGAATGGTCGAGCGGCCCAATCACGGCCCACGTGGGCGAGACGGTAGTCCGGCTCCCTGGCCTCAAGTTGAACGCCTGCTATGTCGATCCGAAGGCGAAAGCCCAATGACCACCAAGCCGAAGGTCTGCCCGACGTGCGGGAGCGATGATCCATGGCGCTGGAATGCAGCGTGTCTCGACCTGCGCGCACAGACGGGGAAGAGCGACGACTTCCACGACTCCACGCCCGTCGAGGAGCGGGCGAGCGAAGAACCGGCACCGCCATGCGGAGGTTGCGACGGCCCATATCAGTTCGACACGACCATCCCGAGTCCGCTGTGGAACCGGGTCGTTCGTGCACGCGGCCTGTCGGACTATCTGTGCCTCAACTGCATTATGCGGGTATTCGGCGAGGCGCTGGAGTCATTCACGGCGACCCTGTGGGGTGGATCATTCAGTGGCATGCAGATCATTGTGAACATCGCAGATCCGGGTAGTGAAAGCAGATCCGATGCTGGTCCTTCCATCGGTGCGCCGGCTATTCGGAGCCAAGACGGGGGG